CGAAAAATGTGTAATCTCCCAAGAGATCGGATTTATGATCTACATACTCCCAGACGTAGATCCCTTGGTAGGGTCGAAAAAAGTTGAATCAAACACATTTAACTTTGTTTCAAAATCTTTGTGACACTCTGAACATTCTATTTCAATAGTAGTGTCTATAGAACCTTCTACTTTAGTCTTATCAAGTTGGTCTTGTAGGTGAAGTAAGTCACTTACTGGTAAGTCTTCTATATGTGAGCTATTTATTGGACTTGTTATTACAGGCTGTTCTTCAGTGCCTGATTTTATACTCTTGATTGATAAGGGAATCAACGAAGTTACTAGTTTGTCTTTTTTGCCTGTAGTGATTTTGATCATGTCAAAGATGTCTCTTAAGTACGTAGGCTTAACTTCAACTTCTATTTTAGCTTTAGGTAGTGTTATGTACTTACTTTTTATCATTTCTGTCAAATCGAAAGGCTTTGTTTTTAAGTCCTCTAGCTGTAAAAGGAGGTCGCCCATCTCATGGTCACAGTGCGTACACTCAGCCACATGATAGAACTTACCTCCATAAGTATTCTTTCTAATGTTTATTAGGATTGTTTCTATGTCTCCTGTAGGTAATTTCCAAATAGCTTTGGACACATCCCCTTTCCACTTAAGGCCTTCTTTTGTTTGTAGGCTTAGTATCATATCTTCTAAAATTTTAGGTACGTGTCCAATGTTACCTACTACCAAATCTTGGTTGGCTAAGTAATTCTGCTGTTTACCTCTAAGTTCGTCTACGTCTGCGTAATTAAAAAGGTCTGTACCATCAATAAGACCGTTAGGTAATTGTATAAGCATTAATCGTCTCCTCGGTTGATTGCTTAAGTTATCAAATTGGCTGCTGTACCTGCTATCCCTGAGTACAACACTTCAAAACTCTCGTACTCTAATGTTATTGATTCTATACTAACTCCGTCATCTGCGGTGGAATCAAAGTCAGATGCTGGTGAATATTCTATTGGGAATGCGTTGTATAGCATATACACAACTTCTACTTGACCTACTCTATTAACGTGTTCTATCTTAACATCTCTTCTGTACTTAATACTTTCTCCAGTACTTATCATACTTCTGATTGGTTTGGCTCCGTTGTTGTTCGCCGCAGTTAGTATGGGGCTTGACGTTAGCACTTCACCAGAATCTGCAAAAGAGTGGTTGTTGGTAACTTTGTCTATAAACCCGTTTGCCCATCTGTTGAAACTTGTATCGTTAGTTACTCCACGAGAGAGTTTGACTGTCTTAGTTTCTACGGAGTTGATTATCTTTCTCGGAGTTAAGTGAGCGCCTCCTTCAGCATATTTTTTAGTTGTTATGCTGTACCCTGGTACGGACGTCTCTTGGAAGCCCATCTTACTGAAACCAGAAATACTCACAGTCCATCTATATTTATCTAAAGGATCTCTTAATGCTGATCTTGCCAATTATTACTCCTAAGATTAAAGAACAGCTCCAATTACAGCGCCCTTGATTGCGTTTCTTATAGCTTCTATACCAGCTTTGGTTGACTCTTCTGTAAGGTCTTGTATTGCGTCTAGTACTGTCTTACCTTGCAACTCTGCCATAGCTTCGTAAGTAATGGTCAACTCTTCTATCAGTTTTCCATTATCTTGAGCGTTGAAGGAGTCTCCTCCTTGATAAGAGACAGGAAAACAATTAAAACACATCCAGTGCTTAACTGCGTTTCCTTCTCTATCCAAAGAAGTTATTAACATCTCTCTTCTAAAATCTGGACTATGTACAGGTACTATATTAATGCCAGCTAACACTTCGTTGGCTGCTGACAAATTAGTAACGTCGTTGTGTACTTGTTTATACCAATTGTACAAACTTTTGTCGGTAGTTACGCCTTTTCTTAATACTACTGGGTCATACGATATCAACCCAGGTATTTTTATAGTCCTATTCATATCAGAATTTTCTCTGTATTCCATGACATTAACGTTAGCTTTTGGTATAGTAACTTCGGTAAATCCTGCTGGAATTACTAACTCTTCGAAATTGGCGTCAAAGCCTAACGAAAGGAAAGTTACTTTAAACCTAAATTTTTCTACTGGTTCTGTTACAGAACTTCTAGCCATTTAATACCTCTAAAATAACTCTATGAAACGTCCGTTACTACGTTATGGTTATCCGCCAGTTGTTGGGGTGGTGGATGGTAGTGAGCTTGAAACAGTGGCTGACTCTGAACCTCCTGCATTAATTTCTTCAAAATCTTCGTAAGCTAATGTTAACTGCTCTAGAGACTTTTCTCCATCTTCCCCAGCGTTTAGGTCTGAGCCAGGAACAAAATTTACAGGCCACGCATTATGTAGTTTCCACTTTCTAGCTTCTTTTCCTTCTCTATCTAACATTGTGATAGTGACGTCTTTTCTATATTCGTGCGATGCTGCGTCTGCTGTTCTGGCTTTGTTTCCTGCTGATGGTTTGTGTATTGCGCTCATCCACTCATACAGTGCGTTTGGGGTAGCTGTCTTGAAAGGTACTAAACCTCTACTTAATACTATATCTTCCATAGAACTCAGTCCAGCAAACAATTGACTGACGTCATTGTCATCACCTTCTCTATAAGTGCCTTTGTTGGTAGTTCTTTTTGGTAATTGTACGTCGTGGAATCCTGCTACAGTTCCAGCAGTAGCTGCTGAGCCTGAATCTGCAGTTGCTCCGCTTAGTGTTACTCTAAACCTAAACTTTTCTAAAGGTTCTAGTGCTGCTGATCTTGCCATTTATTTAATCTCCGTTTAGTTGTGTGGTTGTAAACAGGCCCTCGAAAGGGCCTGTACTTTATGCTACTGGGATTGGGTATTCTAAGTTGATTTCAATAAACCTTACTGCTTTGTTAGGTCTCAGTTGAATTCTTACTTTCAATAACCCTAAATCAAGTTCGTCTTGAGTAGCTTCTACAGAAATTACTTTAAACTGTTGAGCTTCTGCCAATCCTGCAGGAAACAAATGACCGTTGTTTCTAAGGAAAGATTGAATAGACGCTGCTACTTGAGCTTGTGTATCAGGACTAAAGTTTTCCCAAAGGAAAGATCTCAGACCTATGTCTAAAGAAGCTTTAATAAATTGTATAGTTCTCATAACTTGAATTAACTGCTCGTCTGCAGTTAGTGCTGGAGTTGTTCCTGAGTCAGCTGTATAGCCTCCAAAGATAACATTACCTGATCCAGGGAAAGAAGTAATACGGTTGATAAAGTTCAAACGTAATGCTCCGCCGTCTAGTCTTTCAGAAATCTGAAGTCTTAGTCCTTGGATACCTGCAATACCTGCGTACTTAATTCCTGCAGGTGCGTGAGAAACTCCTCCAATTCCTAGATTGGAATCCATTCTAGACATTACTCCAGCAACGTGACCGACTGGGTCTACTGTTACTGTTGCTCCGTCTGCTGCTCCTGTAGAGGAGTCAAGGACAGTTAGTGTGTTGTAGTACCATGCTGCAAACCTTGAAGGGTTGTTCACTACGGTTTCTTTGTACGTAATTGCTGATGGTGTTGATATATGTACCAAGCTGTCAGCGTCGAAAGAAGTTGTAGGGTCTACTGCGATTGTTACAGTATCTAGTATGTCATCTACTGCAATAACCACTGCGATAAAATCATCAGCAGTGTTTGTAACTACCATTCCTGGAGTAACGTTTGACAAGTCTTCAGGAGTAATACTTCCGTCTACACCTCCGGAAAAAGGCTGTATAACGTTTGTGTTAGTGAGAGCTACGACGGAGAAGTTGTTTCCAGCACTACCAGTCGTGTTTACTTCTATGAGTATTTTAGTCGTTGCTTCGGGGGTCGCAGTGACTAAGCTACCTAAAGATAAGTTTATTTGTGCTACTAACATGTCCCGAAGCTGGCTGGGTGAAACAGAGACGCCGCTATTAACGGAGACAGTAGTCGTAGGCCCTCCAGTAACCATATCTACCGACGCTACTGTGCCTGAAGAATTGATTTCCACTGTTGCTTCCGCTTTGCTACCTAGTGTTGTAGTACCTACTGCTAAGTCGAAGTTATCTCCTGCTGGGTTTACGCTGTTCAAAGGTAAGCTTGTTACTAATTCGTCAGATTGAGCTGAACTAATAGCGTCTGGAATAGAAACTAAAGAAAACACAGTAGTTAAGGCTGCGCCAAACTCTGCTCTAACAGTCTCACTATAATCGATTACTTGTGGGTGTACTAAGTACGCTGTTTCTAAGGGTAGTCCAGGAACCATTACCAAAGTAAGGTCATCTACAGAATCCAATGCTCTTAGTCCTGTAGACATTCCGTCGCCAATCCAATCTGATGCTGTAGGAGTAGTTCCTACATGCACAATTACAGCAGTGCTTCCCGTACCTGCGTTATCAAAAAATCCTTTTACTGCGTAGTACCCATCTCCAGAAACTTCGTCAGCGTCTCCAAAAGTATCAACAAAGTCAGTTAAACTTTGTACTCTTGTCGGAGCGTTTAAAGGTGCTCCAGCTTTAGAAGAGGAAATTAGAATACCAGCAACTGCAGTACCTGCTCCAGGTACTTGCACTACTCCTAAAGGTTGGTCCAACGTTTGTACTCGTTCTGGTCCAACATTAGTGTTAAGTATTGCCATTTTTTATTGTTCTCCAATTATTTTAAGTTAAATTAACAGTCTACGCCTATTTCTATGTCGGCGTCTATGTCTGTCACAGTAGTAGTTTTTTCAGCGTCTCCCAACCTATCTATTGTAGCTTGTACCCAAAAAGTAAACTCGTGTACCCAGTACTGAGCTGATTCTACGTCTCTAGTTTTGTGGTCTACAAAATGAAACATTAGTATTTGCGTCGTAGTATGTGTGACTGCACGAGCTATATTATTGACAGTGAATGTTTCTGGAACTACGTCTTGTAGTTGTAATTGATTCGTACCTACTTTACCTGTTACGTAAGTTGAGAACAAATCTTCAAAACCTTCTGAACTGGTGTCCTTACTCGGTGTCAGTTCGTCAAATAATACTATAGGATCTCCAACGTTAATTTTACTGATATCTTTAACAGTAATGGTCTGGCTGCCACCAGTAGGAACGTCTTCTGTGAGTAAAGTGTCTGCGCTCTTAGAACTTCTAACTACCACTGGTAGCCCTGTTCTAGGAGGATTAAACTCTTCCCACATCCTATTTAAAATTTCGATATGTGTTTGCCTTTCTTTGGAATCTATCCTAATGAGGTAATACATATCTAATGGTATAGAAGGACTAGTGCCTGAAAATTCGCTAGTAGCGTTACAGAGTCCTCCTGGAGTTTGAACTTGAATTGGTTTGGTAGGGTCTAAGACCAAATACCTCACTAAATCTAAGTCACTAATAAAAACATCTCCAGTCCTAGCTAAGTTTCCTCCGCTGTTTAGGTCTGGGGCTGTGCTTCCGTCTATTACAATTCTATTATTGATCGGGTCAGCCGAAATTACGTTAAAAGTGTTTAAAGAGTTATCAGTAAAGACGTCTCCAGCTTTAATCGTATTTAAATCGGTATCTTCTTGAAAAATAATATCCCTTGTAATGGAGTCGAAAAATACTTCAGATAAACTAGTTAGTAATACGTTGTCAACGGAGATTGTATGGCTGCCACCACTATCAAGGGTAGTACTAGCGATAGTATACGTTCCTTGGTTAGTTCCGTTAAGTATTCGTAACAAGTGTCCTGGTTGTACTTTTAGTATTTTGAACAGGGGCGTTATTAAGTCGTTCCCTGGGGTAACAGTTTGTGAAACTCCGTTAGCTACTATTTCGTATGCTTTTGGAGCTGATGCTACTGGTACTAATATATCTCTTCCGTATTGAGGCGTCACTCTTTTTGAGAATCTGTCTTCTCTAGTACGTAGTAGCTTAATGAATATATTAGGGTAATCAATGCTTTGTGTATCTGCGCTTGAGTCGTAGAATTGTGGTTCTACTGGTATACTTACTACCTCTCCAGTAAAAGGGTCGAAAGCGTCTTGCAGTACGGTGTCAGTAGCTGTTACTTGGTCGTGATAGGTAAGCCTTCTCACTTCCCTTGCTAACGCTTCTTCTATGTCTTTAAATATTCTTACCGACATTGTTTACCTTTTTCCGTTAAATTCTTTCATAGCTCTGTTTATAGCTAGTGATAGTTCTCTCTCTAAAACACCTTTAGTTTCTCTTGTCCATATATTAACTTCTCTAGATATATCTTTTGATAGTTTGTCTAATTTTTCTGCTTTAGTAAGTAGGTGTTCTTGTTGTACGTTTGGTTCTAAATAAGCTAATGCGGCTTTTTTTGTTGGGAAAGAGTCGTCTGGCGCTTTTAATACTGAAGTGTCGTAGTTGCCTTCCTTGAGGTTCCACATATCACCGCTGTTGCTGCCGTTATGTTCTATTGAGAACTCTTCTCCTGTAGCTTTTATAACTACGTCGTAAGCTAAAATAGCTCCAGTTCCTTTGTATCTTTGTATCTTAACTGTGAGTCCGCTGATACTTTTGTTACCTTTTCCTAGTGCGGCTTGGTCACTTGAAAGGTCTACACCTTTTGCCATTCTAGTAGTAGTTTTGTCTAAATAGTCAGCCTGCATTGGTGCCATCTTTTTGGCTACTAATTGTTTTGCTAACTCAGAAGCTTTAGTGTACTCTCCGTACTGGACGTTGGTTATGATTTCCGTTACGTCTGTGCCTCTTTCTTGTATTAGTTTGAATGCTTTTTCTTTTAGTGTGAACTCTGTGAAAGGTTCGTCTCCTCTGTTCTTATCTTTCTCAAACTTCTCTCTACCTGCTGCAGTACCTTTTCTTACTAATTCTCCGCCGTCTGTTTCCACTAGTGAGTTGGTATTATCAATATAAGAAGAACAAAATATTTTTACGTTGTCCATAACGTCGTCTTCTAACCCACTGCCTTTTGGTATGATGAAATATTTGTAGTTCCCGTCCGATTGTTGGATGGCGAATATCTTCTCTAAAACGCTACTTTTAAAATTCTCTAAATGGTCTTCGTAAGTGTCGCCTTCTTCTATAATACTTCTAACTCTGGAAACTATGTTACCACTCTTAGAGCTATTAGTACCAGTATTCACTAAATGAGCTTTGATGATATTACTGCTTGCGTCACTGTAAAACTCTCCAGATTCTCCTATACTCTTAGAACTTCCTAGAGTGGATATTTCAGCTATCTCTTGTGCTGTGGACTGGGGGGCGGAGGCTAGCGTACTGGTTGAGGATCTAATGCTGTCGTTGTATATAATCCTTAGTTGAGCTTTGAGTTTCTTTACTGTTCTGTTCAATGCTTCTTCAGTTTTTTTTTGTATATTTTGTGTTAATCTCTTCTCGTATAACTTTAGCTGTTTTTCTAATTTCTTTACGTCAGAAGTCATGGTTAGTTTTGTCATTTGTTTATCCTAACCACGTCCTAGAGGGATTCCTTGTATGCCGCCCTTACGTTTCTCTTGGTTCAGTATTTGTTTCCACTCAGTTCTCCAGTATTGTAAGTTTCTGTCGGATACTGAACTTCCGTCTTCTCCTCTAGAAGCTAACAAAAGGCTCCATACTGTATAATAAATTACAAAGAGTCTGTAGTTTTCTGTGTTACCTCTTTGTTTGAATAGTGGCATCTCTTCTCTAAGCTTACTAGTTGCGTCGTCAATATGAGATTGTATCATAGAGTTTCTAGCGTCGAGGTCTTTCTTAATTGCTACTGGCATGTAGTCATCTATGTTGAACTTCTTTGAGCGTACGTCTGAAATAGTTGCGTACCCTGCAGTCTTAATAGATATCATACCTAATTCTGAAACTATCTCAAAGAACTCGTCTCCGAAAATGTTAGTTATAGCTCCTATAGTGGCTTGGTACCTAACTACGAAATTGTTTAGTGGTTCTATTGATGGTGGGATCTCCCAATCAAACTTGTATTCGTATTCTTGTCCTGCTACTAACTCACCTTCTATAGTAGCTACTATAGCTGGCCCAGCTCCTGATTTATTAAGGAAGGATGGTTTTAGTATGACTATTGTCGGTTTAGTTCCTACAGAAACTGTTGTAGGTTTTCCGTCACTATGGAACATCACTTTGAAAGTACCTGTAGTACCACGAATAAATTTGTATGTGTCCAAAGGCTCTATTCTTGTGCCTGTTGTTGAGCTTATTACTTTAGCCATTAAATTTCTCTATTAGTTTCAAGATTAATGTTACAGCTCCTGCTGCTGCTCCAAAAGCAAGTAATACTTTGCTAGTAGTACTCAACCAGACTGCAGGTTTTTCTAAAGCAGTTATTTTAAGGTTTATTGACTTCTCTAATAATCGAACTTCTTCTTTCTGTACTGCTAGTATATCTTTGAGAGTATTAACTCCAGCAATATGTTCGTCCAATATCTTATTCTGTTGTTCGTCTAGGTGATTGATTTTCTCAATCTCAGACTGAAGCTTTTGTGTACTAAGTTCTAATTTATTGTTCAAGTTATCTAAACATTTCTGAGTAAACTCTACTTGATCAGATACCTTAGTTAATATGTCAATATGAGTCTGGTTAGTCTTTTTATCATCTTCTGTATGAGACTTAAATAACTCTACGTGCTCTTCGTACTTATCGTTGAGTTTGGAGAGTTCGAACTCCGTTCTCTGAGCTTGTAGGGCGTATTTGGTTTCTACGTTAGTCTGTTGGTCGCTCATCTTTTGATTCCGTATCCTGCTCCCCTAAAGTACTGCTAGCGTCTTCGCTAAGGACGTTTAAATCCTCCCAGTTAACTTCTTTCTTGAGCTGTTTTGATGGTGTAATCTTGTTTTTTCTTGGTTTCTTTTTCATCTGGAATCTCTCTTATACTGGACTTTAGATTATCTAAAAGTCCTACCACTTCTTTATAAGGCCTGTTTACCATATACTTAGTAATATCGTTCAAAGCTTCCAAATCTACTAGCACTTCTCGTTTCATGTAGTCCCTCGAATACGTCCTTATAACTTAGTCTATATACACTAAAACAATGTATTATCTCTGTATTTCTGCTATTATACCCTTAACTAAGGATACTATAGTGGGGTGTGATAAGAGTATAAAAATAGTTAATACTATGTTTATTTTTAATAGTCTTTGTACAGTGTTTTTCTTGTTGTTTTTTACTCTCGTTGTAGTTCTGTTATACGATGCCATCATCGCCCTCATCTAATTCTATTGATTTTTTGCAGTGATTTGTGTCTAATTTATTCAACAGCCAACATAATGTTTTGGCCCATCTTGCTTTGTGTTGTTTTTTTCCTGCGTTAGAAGAAATCGTTTCATCTGGGTCACCCCTAAGAAATATAGTATTTGCTAGTTGGTCAATAGCTATCAACACGTTCCAGAAGTACTTACATAGTTCGCATTCTTTTTTCATTAAGTTCTCTCATGTAGGAAGGTGTTTACCCAAAAGTTTACTGCAGTAGTACTACTTGTAGTATACTCAACTCTTATTAACATGCCTGCTGGCACCTTTGCCCTATAAATATCTAAGTGTTGTAGGTCGTCGCTGATAGCCCAAGTTGGTGCGAAAGTATTTACTGTTATTTCGTTCTCTGTAGGGTTTCCTGCGTGTGCTGCTGGCATTACTATGGAGAATGTTGCTAGGTCTTCCCAATGCGTTCCGAACCCTTTTACCATTACTCCAGTAAGGTATCTTTCTGCTGGTACGGTGTAATCAACAGTTATAGTTTCGTTCGTTGCTGATCCTACGTGAGTCCTATTCCCTTCGAATGAGAACCCTGCTGGAGCAGGTAGAGCCTCTACTACGGTGTATATAGATTGGTTTGCTAACGGTTTAAAGTTAGTCTCAAAGTCTGTTATGTCTGCCGTTTGTCTTGGACTTATCTCTGTTGATATTTCTACGCCTTTGTCAGACAGGTGTATATAATAACTTCCTTCTGATTCTATGTACCTAACTTTTGCGTGAGATGTAGTAGCGGTTATGTAATCTGTAAAATCGTTGTATTGTATATTACGCATTTTCCACCATCACGTACTGTGTTATAGAAGTTATCTGGGAGTTATTCTGTCTTGATGCAGCTACCATTTTAACGTCTGTCTTCTCAGGTAATACTAACGGCATCATAGGGTTAAACCAGGCAGGGCCTCCATTACTAGTCAAACCTTCACTAGCCAACATCCTCCAAACAGTTCCTGGAGATCTTGCCCAAAACTGTAGTAGCCCTTCTTTTGGTCCAGTTCCTATAGAAGCTGTAATAGAAGCTCGTAAGTTAGTTATGTAGCAGGTTTTTCCTGCAGGTATGGTGAACGCTAATTGTTCTGTCACACCTTTTTCAGGTTCTATTTGAGCTAGTGTATGTAAAGATGTTTTAGCTTGGAGTTTTATAGTACCTTCGTTTTTTTCTAAAGATCCTTTGCCCTCTCCTACCACCATATTGACTCGTAAGTAAGTGTTCACTGAGTCTACTAAAGTTGTTCCATCAAGAGTTATAACTTCGAATTGTTCTACGTGGTTGTCGTCTAATCCATAAATTGTGGCTGTTCTAAGTCCTGTTCCTGCAGATGTGTCGTTGATGCTGTCCGATGATATTTGTACTATTTCTGCTGACGTTAGCCAGTTAACAGTTCCGAATGGAGTTACTTCGTGGACTTCGTTTATGTCTAACTCTGGAATTCTTCCGTAAGTAGTGTGTCCAGTATGTCCTGAAACATTTCCTTGAACAACGCTAAAATAAAATTCAGAGGGTTCCACAATCGCAGTTACATTAGCGTCTACTGGAATTCTAGGAATTCCGTTATCGTCAATAAAAGTTATTGTTGTGTTACCGTCAGTCAGTTTTACTTCTTTTGTAAATAAACCTTTTATTAGGTCTGTGCCGTCTGATATAGAAAGGTCGTAAGACCCGTCACTTACTACTAAGTCGCTTGAGCCTATGTGAGTAATTACGTTTGAACTCTCTGCCCACAATAAGTAATCTACTGGTGGTATAGTTATTTGAGAGTTGGCAGATATTGTTACTCCAGTGTCCGATATTGTTATGTCTGACGCAGTTACGTTTTTTACTATTTTACTCATTAGTTAGTACCTGATAGTTCTAGTCCACACACTAAATTACGACCTGAGCCTGAAGAAAGTTTTAATGCTAGTTGTGTATTTGTTGGAACAGTCCAATTAACTGTCGCTGTTAATCCTCTGGATGCTACTACAGATACGGTTCCCAAGTACGTTAGATTAGTCTCATCTCCAGTGTGATGGTACACACTTATATCAAAAGTATCTATGTTTTCTGAAGATACGAACACTGACACTACTTTTGCGTTGTTTATGTATACGTGCCTACCAGCTTTGTTTGAAGGTACTGACTCGCACTGTAACCAAGTACCAGTATTAACTCTACTAGCTCTTCCGAACCCAAAACCTGGGGAGGCTGATGTTATTGAGTTTTGGTTTACCTCTTCTATTGCGGATTGTGTCTCATTGGCAATAAACCCATTAGTACTGTTGTCAAACGGGGTTTCTTCTGCTATTTGTATTTTCTTCTTTTTGAATCCTGAGAATTCAGACATTAAGACCTCATCTCTATTTCTACTTTCATACCATTATGACTAGAGTCTATCCTAAGATCTTGAAAGACTCCAGGAATATTTATTGATTCGTTCACTCGTAGTGTGTGGTATGTTGTGCCAGAATCAGTACTATATAATATGTATCGGTTTATTGTGTTGTTTGTTGAGTTCGGACCAATCAAAGGTACGTTTACGTAGGCTACTTTTATACTATCTCCAGAAGAAGGAGAAACCGTTACTGGTGATCCAGCTGTGGTTATTGTAGTTATAAATGACTCTGGAGTAGATCCTCTTAAGTTTTCTATCTCTAGGTCGAAATCATTGAAATCTCCCATAACTACTCCCAACTAACTGTCTGGTTTTTTTGTTTTGGTAATTCTTTTGCTACGGACTCAATCTTATTTATTAGTGATTTTTCTACCAAAACTTCTGCTGAAGTTGAGTAGTGGTAAAATCTTCCGTTATAAGTGTCTAGTGGAGTGTCTCCGTTCTTAGTACACTTTTTATTGGTGTCTGTTATCTGCATTCTCATTGAAGGTCTTACCGAAACGTGTACTTTTCTATCTTCTGTTTCATAAGTGCCTACGTAGAAATAATCCGAAGTTTCGTTTGATAAAGTTCTCGGTACTTTTATCCACTCCAAATTACAAAAAAAGTCTTTAAACTCTTTGACATTAAGTTCGTTGTCTTGTATCATAAGTCCTCGTAACTGAGGGCGAAAGCCCTCAGCTTATTATACTGTTCTAAGGTGCATTGATCCTGTACCGTTAGCGTCTCCGCCAGCAGCTTTCCTCTTCTTAATCTGTACCTTCAGCTCTAAACTGGTAGCTCCTGCCACTTCAATTCTACCTTCGGAAGAAAAGTGTTCGCTGTATCCAGGCTCTGCTGAGCTGTTTAGTCCTGTCTTGTAAACTTTGATGTCAGTAGTGTCATCAGTAATGACTCGTACTTGAGCATTATCATCACAACTCCACTGGTATCCAAATAGCAATGCAGTAGTTCCTGCAGGCACTGCCAAACTGGCTACTGTTACCCAAGGTGTTGCTGTTGCTGTGATGGTAGCTAGTCCGTCTCCAGCCGCCGCTAGTGCGTCTGTTACTGCGTAAGCAGTAGTACCTGTTACTCCTGCACTAGTCACTGTGTTGATACTTCCATCAGCGTTGATAGACAGAGTGTTAGTTCCGTCACTGATAGCTACGTTATCTTGAGTAGCTGACAAGTCTCTGATATCTAAATCAGTAGCTACTACAGTAATCTCTCCGTTTGCTCCCACTTGAATTACGTGAGGAGTTCCTGTTGGAGTACCGTCTTCAGTACCTACGATTAAAATATTGGAGCTGTCTCCTGCTCCGTTCAATCCTAAAAAATCTACTAATACTGTTACGTCTGCTTGTACTAACAGACGTCCATTAACGTCTACTTGCAATTCTGTTAACGTTCCGTCCGTTAACGTTGGTAGTGATGCGTTATATTGCGCTACCAATAATCCAAAATCATCCATTCTATAAGCCTCCTAATTAGGTTATTCCTCGGCTTTTGTTCGAACTTCCTCGGTATCAACCTCTTGGTTGATTTCCTTTAACAATGCTTCTATATCTGTTAGTGCTGGTACTATTACTTCCTTGGAAAACTCTTCCATCTTAGTCTTAGTGTCAGTTACTTTTTTCTGTAGTTCTTTGATCTTCTCTGTTGCTTTGTAATCTTCGTTCACTCCGCATATAACTTGTATATGCATTTTGTTTTTATTGAATTGTACGTACATTAAACTAAATACCCCTCTAATGATACAAAAGTATCGTAACTAGTTCGTCTAAATCTATCTACTCTAGCTTCTACCGAAATCTCATCAGTATCAGCTAGTACTCTATGCTCTTTGAAAGTGAAAACTACGTTCTTTTCTAAAGCACTTGATCTCAGCACTTTTATAACTACTCCATTAAGCTTTACTCTAAAAGTAGTGGTAGTATCTATAGTAGCTTCTATCTTCTCTACGTTAGTTATTGCTGTGGCTACGTATGAGTAAACTTCCTCGTAGGAGGCCGTAGTGATGGTGTCAGCAGCTTCATCGAACACTGGGGATGCGTGGCCGCTAATGGCTATGTTATCGCCGTCAGCTGCGTCTATGGAAGTATTAACATTAACACTTCCGTCAGGGTTAATCTCTAGGAGATCTCCGTCTGCGTCTCCTATATGCACTCCGTCTACTAATGGAGTCAAAGGGTCGACGTTTATTGTTATTCCGTCTAGTTGAATTGACGTGTCTACTGCTAACCTACGTACGCCTTCAGAATCTAATAATACGTCTACTGGTAGTCCTGTTACAGGATCTACTAACGTATTACCTTGGGCAACTCCTCGCATATTGTGTTGAGTTCCAGAAGACCTGGTAGATTTAGTTCCCACAAATAACTCTCACTATTAAAAATGACCTAACGTAGTTTTTAGAGTCTCGTTGTTATCTTCTGAAGCTCTTAAGGCGTTGGTCTCGGTTTTCAGTCTAGCTTTTAAATCTCTTATTTGATTTAGCCTAGCCCCCATAGTAATGTCGTTGTTGGACTTCTCTTCGTCCAAAAGTTCCAAAACTCTTTCTAAATCTTTGTTAGCTTTTAACATATAATCGTCGTACTGTTTAGTCTTTATAGTCAATAGAGTATCGGAATCTTCTAAGCGACCTTCTAATACGGTTATCTTGTTATTAAGCTTCTTTTTTATTGATAACGTCTTCGTTCGTTGGCGTTGTTTCCACCACTTTATCATTTTTCTTGTTCCTCTTATTTAAAGATTTCCTAATTTCGTTAAAAGCTGTTTTTCTTAACTTCTTTCGTTGTTTCGGTAACATCACTTTAGGTATTTCGAAACCTATCTCTTCTAATTTAGGGTCTTGTAGTATGTGGTGTGAGCAGTATGAAGACACTTTCTCATCTGCTACGTTAATTTTACATAGCATTCCGTTGTCTAGTCTGTGACAACAAATAGCTTTATTCTCTAGGTGAGTTTTCTCAGCTTTTGTTACTTTAGCTACAGCTTCTTCTACTTCTATCTTATCGCTCAGTGTTACGTATTTTGCGAATACGTCAGCACCGTAAATAAGTTTTACGTCCATAGCTCTGGTAATAAAAGGTAGTTGTTTTAGGAATGATAAAGGCATCTCTTTAGGATTCTTTAACATCGGTAATTTCGTAAGATTGTGGTAAATTTTGCTACCTTTGTCTACGACTGCCCAGCCTCCTCTAAACCTAACTCCCATTACTGTGGAATTTACGTTAGGGATTCCGTGCTTAATAACTACGTATTCTCTATTGAGTGTGTTCGACTTTGTTGTGTAATATGACATTATTCTCCCTCACTGGCTCTACCAGTTGTCGGTTAGTAAAAAAAAAGGAGACGCCAGGTTATCCATAACGCCTCCTAAAACGTTGGGACAAAAGTCCCAACGCCTTCACAAAAAATTATGAGCCTAGTGGCAAACAACCTTTCATTCTTGCTAATGCAAGACGGTTATAAAGATCGAAGCCGCAATACCACTTCATACGGTACTGGTAAGCGTTCTCATCTTCACGAGGACCTACGTATTCCATTTTTAGTCCAGCGTTATTAGCTGAAGTAAAACCTGTAATACCTTTAAACTCTCCCCAAGAACCAGCGTAAACGGAAGATCCGTCAACTCGTTCGTGAGATACTAAGTCTGATGCTGCTGACATGGATGCGTCATCCAATGCCACTCTAGCAACAACTCTGTTTTGCTCTGGATCAAAAAATGAACCAGTTGAAGTAACATCTACAGTTGCTGTTCCTGCTCCGCCTGTGATAGGGTATCTCATCATAACACCTTCGTCATTACGAATGTGAAGTTCTGTAGCGTCAGCAGCTGTTGCTGAACTTAGTACAGTTTGTGTTGCTGATGCTGCTGTATGGGAAGTGTGCGCTGTGCTTTGAACTCCCTGAGCTTTAGATACAAAATCGTTACGGAATACTGGAATGTCTTGATAATAAAGCATTGGCTTTTGATTACCTAGACCTTGTTGCTGAATCATGTACGAGTCAGTTCCACCACCAGTGTTTCTAAGTAGAACACGTAGAGTACGGATTTCACGAGAATTCATCATAATGAAGTCTGGACGTGCTGCAGTACATCGATCAAGAAGATCGTCAAGATCCTCTAAAGTATAAACTCGTCCAGCTTTGCCTACACGAGGAGATGAAGGATCATCTTCTTCTAGAGAAAGAGTTTGAGTTCCAGCACCTTGGCTGTAAAACGGGTGGTTAACGTCATCAGTGTTTCCTGCTTCTGCTTCAAGAATGGAAGCCATTCCTTCGAAACGGTCAGCAATACCGATAGGGCCGTTGTTAGACTGCGTAAGAGCAGCTGAACGGTGAGCGTTAACGATTGCGTTCATATAAATTCTTGCAATTTGTTTTGCTTTAGAACTGATTTGAACTTGTAGTTGGTCGTTTGTTTCTGAAAATTGATCTTCGATTTGACCATCAATGATAATATCAGCAATAATTGCAGACAAGTTAACGTTGATGTTCTCAAACTTAGCGCCGTCAGTATATTTGGCTTGGCTAAGGTTAGTTCCTCTAGATGCAAAATCTGCAGAAGCTAATGTTTTCTCACGAGTGAAAGTATAAGCTAATCCTTCAAACGTTACGAAAGGGAGATAACGAAACCATTCATCGACGGTTACGATATCGGCAACAATTCCTTCAACCAAAAGGTTGTTAGATAGTTTTGCTGCTTCAGTTAGTGTTACTACCTGTGGCATTTTTTATGATACTCCTAAAGTGTTAACGGGTTCTAAACGCAGAGTTTCCTTCTCCTTGACGGATCTCTTTAAGGGCTGTTCGAACTTTATCAGTAGAGGACATACTGTCTCTACCTGCTCTCGCTGCTCCTTCTAACTGCTCTTTAGTTGCTCTCGCTCCATCAGATGCTCCTGGGACTGCGTGGTTAACAATAACCGTTTTGTCCTCAAAGAACCCTTTTAGACGAGCTTCGCTAATTGCTACTAAAGCTTCGCTAGGATCTCCTGCTCCTCTTGAAATCAATTCTGCTTGTTCCCTGAATTTTTCTGGAATAGCGTCAAGTTCTACTTTAAGCTTATCCATATACAATTGTTTTCGAGCTTCTTCCTGTGCCTCATACACAGACAAACGCTCTTTGAAACTTTGAGACTCAGTGTCTCTGTCAGCGGACATCTCTTCAACCTTAGCTTCCAATTCGCCAATTCGAGTTTCTCTGTGAGACACTTTGTCTTCTAGAGTTCTCTTCTTGTCTTCTTCGGCAGCTTTGATCTTACCTAACTCCTGTTTGTACTTCTTAAGTTCTTCCAGCTCTTCTTTTAGAGGTCCTTGCGATGCTGCAATTTCTTCTTTGAACTGGTCTAACTTTTCGGTATACTTGAGTCGTTGGATTTTTTGCTCTTCTCGAAGTTTTATGACTTCTTTCAAAGCACTTTCTTTTGACCAATCGTCGGGATCTTTTACAGTAGTTTTATTATCTGCTGTACCAGTATCACCACTAGCCTTACTTTCCGTGGCAGCAGGAGCAGGCTCTTCAATACTCTTCGCAGGCTCTTCCTGCTTAGCGTGTTGGGTGTTGTTAGCACCATCTGGAGCTGGTATATTCCCTAATTGGTTAATCAAGTCATTACTAGGCATTCTTCATTCTCCTCACTGGCTCTACCAGTTGTTGGGGTTATCTATATCCTCCGTCTGTCAATTCAGACGATATTCCTCCACCTAACATAGCAGATAGACCTTCCTTGTTCATCCTGTTGTAGTAAGGATTGTCGGACTCTTGCTTGTTCTGTAAAGGTAATATTAATATCTCTCGGATCAAAGACGGGTCGAAAGCCGTCATAAATCCTGTTTCAGTCGGTTTGTCTACTATAAAGGGGATTCTTTCTGATACAGAAGTGGTCCACTTTGAATAAGACTCTTTCCAAACCTCCTTAGCTTCACTAAACTCACTAGTTTCTACTAAGTCAACTGTTGATCCATCATTTCTTATCAATTTTACTAAGTATTTCGCTGGGTTACTCATTTATTGCCTCGTTTACTTCTTTTTAGGTTTGCTAGATTTGTCAGTTTTTCTAGAATCGCTTCCTTGTTTCCCTGAATCTTCTGCGTGTTTGGCTTTGTTGTCTATCTTAGGATTAGGCATATCACCAGCTTCTCCAGCCAATTGCCCTAACGTTATGTCAGAACTTATGTCCAACCTAGTAGATCCACTAGCCAAGGAAGCAGACGAATCTGCTTGCAATATTCCAGCTTCTTGTAGTATTTTAGCTCGCTCTACTTCTAACTCAGCGTCTGATTTAGCTTGTTCTAGCTTGTTCTTACGAACTTCTGCTACCAATTTGACTATTTCTTTGTCGCTTAGGTGAGGGTAAAGTTTCTTATAGGCTATCTTATCTCCTGAGTGCAGTATATTCTGCTCCATAATAATAGTCTCCATTTGAGTTTTTGGGTCAGTTGGAAATTCTGGAGTCTTATAAAATATCTTTAGTGAAGCGTTATCAGAAAACTTCTTAGAATTTGTTTTTGAGTTATGTGAGTTCCACAAGGATTTTATTACTTGAAAAAGTTGTTGCTCTCTCTCATTAAATAGTTTTCCTCGTCTAACGTTATCTTCTATAACTCCCATCTTCTCTATCATCTGCCCGAAACCAGAATCCGGTAACGTATTACTGAATTTGGGTTTTAGTCCGTGGTTTATTCTAACCATATCAGTAACAGATTCGATAGTTTTTAGTAGTCCTGTTATATCTGCTTGAGGGTGTGCGAACTTGAAATCGCCTTTTTCACCTACAGCTACTGCTGTGTCTGGACCGAGTGACATTCCTAATGCGTTAGCGTCGGCGTTGCCATCTCTATTCACTCCTAAACCAGCGTCGAAGGATCTAAAACTTCCTCCTGCTCCAGCTCCACTAACTCCGCTCAAACCTCCAAAAGAGTTCTGTGCGCTTCCTCCTCGCAAGATGTTGAAATCATCTACGGGTCTACCTTGTCTAGTAGAAGTAGGTCTTTCTACTCCTTTTATCACAGGTATTCCAAAAGATTGAAACTTGGCAATATGGTTAAGGTCCGTCATTCTCATGTTTAATGCGTGATTAGCGTATATTAAAGGTTCGTCAATAGGCAAAAAATAATAATGCGCTGGATCTTGATTAAAGAAAGGTACTGCCGGAATAACTCCGTAAGGATTTTTGGTAGAGTATTCGTTATTATCATTGTCCGTTATTTTATGGGAGTCTAAACTCCAATAAATTTCGTTTACTGGGCCTAACTTAGAGGGGTTAGTCAAGTTAATAGTTTGAGATAGTACGTCTTGTCCAGTCAAGTGTCCTGGATTAGGGTTAGTAGAGTTGTTAAACCCTTTAAAACCTTTACCAAAACCTATCATAAGTTCTGTGATATAGTAAGGAGACGCACCCGTCTTAATGTCGTACACTCCTCCGTGCATCATATCTAACTGTACTTTGCCGCCTTCAGTCTCTTTTACTAATGATCCAGTCGTAGGATCTACGAAACTCACTTTTACTAGTACTGTCCCTAACAAACGAGTCCACCTATCTAACTTATCCATAAAAGATAGATACCTGGAATCTTTCATCAACTCTTCCCAGAGTTTTTGGTCTTTAGTCAATACTTTACCGTTGTCGTCTACTACCTGATAGATAGGGTCTTCACGATATAGTAAAGAAATCTCATCAATTATCTCTTTAGTGATATTGATAGGTAAAATCTGCTGTTTCCTTCAGATTTTGTCAATTTTTTAGAAAATCTTCAACATTTCTGTTGAGCCAGAGAAACTATTTAATCTTAGAAAGTTTGTATTTCATGCAATCTATTTGATTTACATATTGCCCAATCAACGATTTTAATTTTGAGCAATTCTCTTTGTTGAATTTTATCCTGTAAGCTACTTTTCCTGAGTTCTTGCCTGATTTATATCTAAGTTCTCTAATTCCAACGTTCATAGAGAATTTTGATATGAACCAGCTTTGAATTTGGGTCACTTGTTCTAGTGAGAATTGGTCAGTGCACAACTCTCCGTAAACAGATCCAGACTTATTAGCTGAAACGTAACCGTCATCCATAAACCATATAGCTAAGGATAGTACATTCATCTTAGTGAGTATTTTTTTATTTATAGTTTTTTTTCTATCTATATAAAATACTTTTTCTAGTTTAGTGAAATATTTTCTTGCGTTAGTTCTCAAGTATACTGAGTTGGTTTTTTCATAGTCTCGTATAGAAGTCTTTACTGACCCTACCTGGTCTATTATGTCACGTTTCCACAATAAATATTCACGCTGCTTTTCACAATGTCCCATCTGAAAAACGTAATTACTACCTGAAGTAAAATTACCGCCAGACTTTTGAATACAACCGTCTCCTAAAATGATTGCGTACATTGCTGCATCTAACTCACTAGATTTTAACTTTCTAATATTCATACTTTACCTTTCAATAAAGAGTAGACTATATCTTCACCTTTCAGTTTTACCTGTTAAGGGTCGGGAACTCTCAGGGAGGGTTATTGTTGGGACTCACCTCCTAGTCGTTGAACCTTCGCAGTAACTTGTACCCTACTACGCTTGGCTGCTGATTGCCTATTTATCCATTACAGAACATATCATAATTTTTTAAACGTGTCAAGCTTACCGTTTCCAGTTACTTTGTAGTATTATGATCTTTAAGGTTTTCCAGCAATTCACCCGATTAAATTCATTTAGGCTTTTTCTGGATTTCTAAACTGTCTTACAAGGTCCAACCAAACAAACTCGTCTTGCCGACCTTCGTAAAATGCTAATGCTATTTCACTTATCCACTGTCTATAGTAGACGTCTTCATAAAGATAGATGCCAATGGAACTTAGTCCACCTAACCTACTCAATGGGTGATTGCTAACACCTAAATTAAAAGAAATATTATACCTCCTACTCTCTCAAGAATTGAAGTTCTTAGCCTCTGCTAAGAAGGTTAAAAAAAACAAACGTAACTTATTACTTACGTTGTGTAGGCTTCTTCAAAGAATGTCCGTCCAGTTCAGACTTACTTGAGTCGAATGGAGTGGCGATTGAAGCTGGATCAGTAGAAGGGTGGTCAGCTCTATAAGGGCCTCCGTACATATTCTTCTGTCCTTTAGTACTAGGGGCAGCTGATGCTTTCTCTTCGGTTGCCTTGTCGCAAGACTTTCCTTTTGCTGCAGTTGATTTACCTTTAGTACTAGGTGCTGATTTTACTGCTTCTGTGTGGTCAATAGAGATTGACTCTCCTTGTTTAATATCTGACATTATTTTTCCTTTTTTTGTTTTCTAGCATAAACTGCTTGTTTAGGGTCTATCGAAACTGAATAACTTTCATCTTCGGCTATCTTATCTACCTTTGCGTCCTTGAACCATTGTCTAAGAGCTGCTCTCTTGTCAACAGTTACCGACTCTCCTGTATCAGGGTCGTACCTAGGAGCTGGTGGTATATTAGAACTTCCTTTTGGTTTGTATACTTTACTTTTTGACATTGAGCTTGTCTCCGCCTACGTAAGCTTTTGGATCTAAAGTTTTCTTTGAAACTCCTAACCATGCTTCCTGGCTTTCGCTCTGATCTTCTGTAAGTCCTTCTACTGCGTATGCATATGCATCTCCCAGCCCTAACGCTCCAGTTTTTACGTCTTTAGATTTAGGTTTGGTAGGTTTCTTAGTTGCTTTTTTAGCCATTAGTGTAACCTCTTGTGTTTAGCCACGCCCATGCGTAGTCATTTATAGATTGCATTCTTTGTTCTGCTGACAGATCTTTGTATTTATCAGAGTAGGCACTTCCTTTAAACTCTGTGTAAATAGCTGCGTACAAAGCCCCTTTTATTGGGTTAGTGTTTGCAGTTTCTGGTAAGACTGACTCATCAATCTTAAATAATCTGTTTCTTCTTATTATTACAGGGGCGATCATTATAAAGTTCCTGATATATGTAATCTTCCTGAGCCTGCTGTTCTAGTTACTTTTATTGCTGTTACGTTGTGTACTTCGTAACTCTGCGGAGCTACTTTATCTACGGCTGTTAAAGCTGTGACGAAGTCCGTTCCATTTACGGATACAGTGACGTCACATACCAAACTGTCCGTAGCCTGTACGGTAAGCTTTGCTACAACGTCTCCGAACTTAATAGTCTCAGTTAGTTCTGATCCGTCTAGAACCTTAGTAGCGGTTTTGACTCCATTTTGAGAGCCTGGATTGTACATAGTCTCTAGTTGTTTTTTCGTAATGCCTCTAGGCGTAGTACCTGCCATTAAAAGCCTCCAGTAATTGAAATGTGATTTCCACGATCATGGAACAAATAAACCATTAAATATCTTATTGCGTCTAATAATCCTTCGTAACCTTCTGGAGACTCTGCATAATCTTCTTTAAGGATTCCAGATTTACCAGCCTTGAACTTTGCTGTTGTTAAAGCATAGATAGTATTGACACAGCCTCTATTAACGAATAGTTTTGGTACTGTTATTTGTTCTTTATGTTCGTCAAATAAAGGTTTACCCTTTTCGTCGAATTGTGGGAACTGCATCCAAGTTCTCATCATGTTTGCGCCGATGTCTCTAGGCTGTTTCAAACCTACTGGTCTGTACCCTAAAGCTACTTCCATATCATCCCAAGCGGCTCTTCCGTTCAACTGTACTTGGTTACCTGACACGTCTGCTACTACTTTTTCAAAGTGTATATGTCTTCTGAACTTCTGTTCTACTTCGTCTTTTTGCCAAATGCCTACAGCCTTTTTGTGAAGGTCTGCCTGCTTGTTGACTATTTGTTGGCCTTGCATTTGAGTGGTAGTGTGTTTAGTGAACCTCTCGTCAAATATAATCACGTCTCCGTATTGGTTGATTTGAGCGAATATAGTTGCAGCAGGTTTTGCAAAGTTATGATCACACGCTGCGTATATAGGTCCGTTGTCAGGGTGCCAGTCGTAATCAACTACGTTCGAGTATTTTTTAGTTTCTGTTACTTCGGTTATAAATCCTGGAAATACTATATCAGAAACTGCTTCAAAGTCTGCCAAATACTCTTGCTTAAACTGTACCACTTTACCGCTCAATACAGCACGTCTGTAAGCTGCGTCTACTTCTTCTCTAGATTTCTCTGGAGTAGAGGACAGTAAAGGGTTATCGTAGGAAGTTCTCTGAAAGGAACTCCAATCAGTCATATCGTTTGATATTCCGTCGTCGTTTGTTGTTATAGGAGAAGTGCCGTTCTTTTGCGCTAGTCCTGTCTGACCCATTAAGTACAACTTATAAAAAGAATTACGTCCACGAGGAGTGGAAATAAAAATGGCGCTACCTTCCTTATCCATCAAGGTAGGCTGTAGCATTTGATTCCAAATATTCTCTAAGTTGTTGTCTAGTGCGGCTTCGTCTATAATAATAAAATCCAAAGCCTCTCCAGCTAAACTGTCTGGACGCTCCATTGACTTAGCTTCCAACACACTTCCCCAGGGTGTCTGTAAATAAAAATCACCTTTTTGGTACCTCGCTCTACCTTTTCCAGGTTTTCCAGGCTCAATGATTTTGAGTTGGGTAACCAGTATGTTGTAAATCTCTCTAAATACTTTCTCAGATAGTCCGTAATCAGGTCCTAATATCCAGACTCGTCTATTCATCTGCATCAGTACTGACAAAGCCATCAAAGATGTTAGTAATGTTTTTCCGAAACGTCTTCCTGCTGCCAACACTTTAAACCTAGCGTCGTCATCCAGTACTATCTTATGACCTTCGTGGAGAGGTTGTATAAGCTTTCCTTGAGTAGTTCTAACCTTATTGTCACATAACCACTGCGCTAGTGACTCAACATCTAGTTCGTGTATACGTAACGGTTTTCCCTCTTCTACTCCAGGAGCTTCCAACTTACTCACTAATCTTTCTTCTTATGTAAAATTTCGTTAATTTCACGGTATTTCTCTAAAGTCTTATCAGTGGACACGTCTAACTTATCGCTATAGTCTCCAGACAACGTTAGCCAAATTTTAGCTGCCGTATCAGATTTATCTAAACCTCTGGTGTACAGAGCGTTAATCATAGTAGATCTACTCTCAGCTGTGAACAATCCATCAGTACGTACTTTATTCCATACTGCGTCTACCCACTTGCTAGGTTTTACCCACTTAGACAAAGATATCTCTGAAGGGAGTGCGTTTAGTAGTAAATCTCTCAAGTCTGCCTGTTTAGCGTAACGTAATTTAATTTCCCCTTCAGTATCAGCTCTAAGTTTTTTCATAGACTGATTCTGCTTACTAGGGTTCTTTATTACGTACACTGCCATGACATCTTGGATAATCTCTTCCAAAAGGTTCCAATCAGAGTCTGTTTGTAACGCTCTAACTTCCGTAAGACTAGTTACTCTTAGATGAGCAGCTTCTTTACGTTTTTTTTTGATATCTTCGTCAGACATTACTTCTTCTTCCGTTTAGAGGCTCTCTTGCTAGTTTTTTTCTCTTCAGAGACTTCTACAACCTTTTTAGTAGGTTTTGTCGTAAGTTTTTTCGGAGCTTTTGTTCTTAGCATGTCAGGTTCTCTAATAAAAGAGCACCTACACTTAGCATTCTGACAGGACTTAGGTTTTAAGTCTGGCCAAAGTGCTATAACAGCTGTTTGCCATTCGCATTTTTTGCAGGTATAGACAATATACCTATTAAGTTGGTGAGCGTTAGTCATAATATTCCTCGTGTAAAGACGGTTCTTCTTGCTACTGTCAGGTAATCTCGATTTTTTTGTAAGTAATTTATACGTTATTCGAGTGAAAAGATTTCTGATCTCAGCAGGGCCAGCCGTCTGGGTAAAGTTCTGGTACAATTCCTATTAAATCTCCGCCTTCCTTACATACTACTACAGCGTAGGTTCCGTAAGAAATTTGGTATAATACTTTAACTCCTGTTCTATCACATTGAGTCTCCAACGCTTTACGTTGAAAATCTTCAGAAGCTAGTATAGGGGAAGAAGAGTTAGCGTCAACTGCTACTACATCATATTCGTCAGTATTAGCAAGAACTTTGTAAAAATCTCTTTCAAATACTACTTCGTCTAAGATCTTGTCAATAAAGTCTGAATCTTCCATAATCCCCTCTATATGTCTATTGTGTGTTCTTCAATCAAAGTATGGTGTACTACAGTTATGTTAGGGTACTTACTACTTCTAGTACCTATCGATCCGTCAGTTATACTGACGTAGTAGTTGCCGTATGCTTGTATGCTTACTATCTCACAGAAATAAATGTCGTCCTCTATGTTCAATAGTACGCACTCTCCTGTAAGGTATCTAGCCATAAATAGCCTTTAGTACAGGTTTGTCGTTGGGGTTCCCCAGTACCACAATATTCAAAGTATTCAAATGGAGTTTAAATACTCCTGAATTCTTTAGTTGTCTTGCTAACCTAGTAGGGTACACTACTACTGCAGATACCCACTCTTGATCTGAACTCAATACTACTGATTGATAAATGACCTTTGATTCTGTTCTAGGTACGCTTATTCTAAAATAATCTCCAACTTTCACAAGTCTCTCCGATCTAGGATATTACCTACATAGTACTCAGATACATCCGCAGGATCGCCGTATAAGGTTAACAGCATTGTTCTTTTTTTTCCTATGACGATGCTAGCGCAAGCTTGTTCAATCACTAGGACAACCTTCAGAGAACAAGGGCTACTGCGTAGCGTCACTACTCCGTAGTATCTATTACTGCACATTACCAGTATGTAGTAGTCTCCTAGATACTCTACAAACTCTCCTATCACAGTAAACCTCATAACATGAAGAAGTTCGACCTGACTGTCACCAGGTAGTAAAATCTGACCCTCTAGGGATTCTAGCACACCTCTAATATGTAAAAGGTGAACACGCTGCTTCTCTGATCAAAAGAGCTGCTTTCATCACCTGACTTCTTACAGACGGCGTATACACTATGTCAACAAGACGCCTACTACAAGTACCTTAGAAGAGTGAACTCCTCAGTTAAATACAACAACTTGAACATAAGCTGTACGTCGTCGTCTTTTATCGGCAATATAGAAGAAATCGGACAATCTATATATCTAGAAGGTCTTCCAGTGGAAGCCTCTACATCTTTTAAGCTCATTACCCTAAGAACCTGTTTTGTGCCTAGTAGTCCTTTTTTATCGTAACTACTCACAATCCTTACTATTTCTCCTTTTCCAGAGAAGTACGCAAATTCTCCAGGCTTAAATACGTGTCTTGTCATAGCTCTCCATTCTTACTTTAGGGGAATCAACAATGATATTAGGTATATTAGGGACAGCCCCAATGTCAACAGTAGTAACATGACCCCTGCAAAAGTAAACCACGATTTACGTTTACTACTAGTCAACTCAGAATAGTAGTCTTCATTACGGAGTTTGTCTCTCTGTTTCCTAGACTTAGCGTCAGGGAACCTTATTACATTAGTCTTCTTCATACTAACTTTCAAATACGTTGTTTTAGATACTATAGTAAGACTACAGGTTATTACTGTAATAATCTTACTGTAATATAAATATTACTACGTTATTGCTTACATAACCCAAGTAATAACTTTAGTAGTAATATTTACTAGCAATACCCTAGTAACTATAGTAATACTTTGTAGTCTTATTATAATAGTCTTCCTATAGTGGGATATATGGTACTTTTAGCAGAAAGTATCTACTAAGACAATCTATCAAAAATAAAGTATTTTATAACTAGTTGATATCATAGATATGTATTTTTAGGTAGTTATTTCATTATATACTTGACAATAGACTTATAGTATACTATAGTAGTTAGTTAGGAGGTGTTATGTTTGTTCTTGGAGATAGAGTTATACTTACTAAAGGTACTTGTAAAGGAGTTACAGGTACTGTGAGTGAATATGAGTATCACGGTAATAGTGATGAGGTTGAAGTCGTGTTTGATGAGCAGTTTACTGTAAGGTGTGGCGACTTAAGTTATACTTTAGACAGGTATATTACTACTGTTGATGAAGTAGCATTGCTTACTGATCTTAGTGAGGCTATATATGAGTAAAACTGTGTACGTCAAGATTAATAATACTAGTTCTTATCCGTATAGAGACAAAGGAGCTTTGATAGAGGCTATTCTCAGTGTATACGATAGAGACAAAGGATATATGTTCATTGACTCCTTGGCAGATATTGGAGATTCTACTAAAGATATTAGGATAGCATTTGCTGACGGCGGAGGCCAAAGTATGCCTATTTCCAGTTTTAATAAAATATTCACAATAGTTCCCATCGGAGCGTTAACAGGAGTTTTATATGAATGATATTTTGAGCAATAGCGCCAGCGGCCTATACACTCCTACTAGTAATACTGCGTCTACACCAAAACAAGGCGTGAATAAGTCTTTTAATCCTGGTAAAGAGGTAGTAAGCACGGAGATTAATTCCCTTGTTGACATGTTATGTGATCAGAAGGAGCTTCTAAAGACTTTATCAAAATCTTTGCAAGAGTGTCCTTATGATAAAGGTTCTATAGTACATCATAACCGACTAGGTACTTGCTTAATACAAAAGTTCTATATATCTGAGTCTGAGTTCGGTAGTATTAACAAAGGTTGTATGGACTATAAGTTAGAGGTATTACTAGCTCATTCAGAAGGTACTACTTGGGTAAGCTTAGAAGAAGTGTTAGAAAGAACTGAGATGACAAAGGCTATATATGAGTGAATTTGAGGTAGGAGATGAAGTGTTGATCATACCTAGAGGTCTTATAGGAACTGTTGTGAACAGTTGGGAGAGGGGGTGTGAAGTAAGTTCTCCAGAGTTAGGAGAAATTACAGGTTATTGGTTTATTAGTGAACTTTCTGTAGTGGGAGAACTAACGGAGGCTTTATACTTATGATGTTCACTAAAGGTCAGAAGCTAGTGGTAGTGTACGGCACCTACCACTCAGAGTATTCAAAGCTGCCTAAAGGTTCTGTAGTTGAGGTAGCTTCTTACGGGTCTGACGGAGTTGTTAAAGTTGTTTACGAAAATGAGCCTTACGTTCTATTGCCTAAAGAGTTAGTCCCTTGTGGAGAGTTGGCAGAAGCTTTGTACTGTTCAACGTAACTATTTACAATAGTATAACATTAGTATGGGTCCTTTGACATGACAAAAGATAATAAATACAAAAAAGGTGATAAGGTCATATACAAGCGTCCATTGCTGAGTGGGTATGCAGTAGGTACTTTGGATGTATACCAGGGTTTTTATGTAATAGTTGATTCAGACGATGATTGGGGTAATAGGACGGTAGTTTGGGGACCTTCGATAGTAGGGTTTGTTACAGAGTTAACAAAGGCTTTATACTTATGAGAGATTTTACTGTTGGTGATGAGATTATTTGTAACTTGTGGTATTTAGGAAGTATTACGACAGGTTTTATACTTAAAGGTCTAGAAGGTGGTAACGTTAGTAATCAAAACTTTTTAGTGTCTCTAAGGGTGGGCGGACAGGTTGAAGAGCGTATAGTGTTTTTAGATGAGATTGTAGGGCTGTCTACCGAGTTGTCAAAAGCTTTGTACGAATAACGCAGTAATATCAACATGTACCACTATTATGGAGTCAATATGAAAAAATACGTTGTTGGGGATGAGGTGCTGATTATTAAAGGTCCTTTTAAAGGTGCTAAAGGACAAATCACTCATATCTACTATTTTTCAAATATGAACGACATTTACTGTCTCTCAAACGTTATAGGAGCGTCAAGGCCCTTACCGTCTGAAGATGTTCCACATCAGCAAGAAGGCGTTCTGTACGCCATCCAGGAAGAAGTGGTACCCTTTTCAGAACTAGCCAGAACTATATATTTATGATTCCTTAGCGGAATCTTTTTTATTTTTTTTCTAAAAATTTTCTTTAAAGCATGTGTGACCCTAGTCTGGACATTTCGGCGCTCAAAAGGGCGTAACCCCCTTGAATTATACACCTTTTTATATTAATTCCCTGTAATATCAGCCAGTTACCTTAGTTATCCCCAGATCCTTATATTTCTGTAAGGATACGTAATCTTTCAGAATATCCCCGAATTCCTTGTGAATACAGTCGGTTGCAGCGATTTCAGCCAGTGAAATAATCCCCGATCGGTGTAACTCTATGATATCATTAGGATAAAGGTGATCTAGCTCTATTGAGATTTCTACTTGCATGATATTCTCCTGTTATATTAGTTAGTTAGAGTGAATCTTATATTCTTGTAAGGTTGAGGGGTCGTAACCCCCCGTAATTACTTGATCTCTCGTGTAAGCTCCTTGTAGAGCCGTAGATGGCGCTCACAACTAGTGGGCTTCATTCTAGGGAACAATTGACAGAATAGCGTAGTATTGATGTTAGATACCTTCAAAGGCAAGCTTTCGTTCGTCCAAGGACAAACTGCAAAGTAGAAAAACCACTTGTCTACTAAGTTACCTTCTAAGTCGCTGATTTCTTTGATGAAACTGGCAACTTGGTTGAATTGAGCTGAACTGTTAATTTTCTTCTGTAATTTCGCTTGGTTACACATAATGTACCTCCTTAAGGTGTTGATATTACTTGTTAATATTCCAGATTCTATTAAGTCTTTTTTGTCGCTTGATATTGTCAAGCTCGCAACCGATTGAAAACGCTAGTAAAATTCCTACCATCATTAAAACCGCTACCATGTTAACTCCTTTGTTGTTGTTTGTTTCTTGTTATACTTACCTATCGGCATTGGGTGCAATAACTTGAGAGGTAAAGTAAAAAAAAGTGAATAAACCTTGTAAGTCTCTGATATTGCAAGGTTAAAATATGAGAATAAATGGGCTATTTCTGCGGAGGCCGAATAACGCTGTAATATCTATAGGTTACAGGTTTACTAGGCATGACAAAAACTGGTATATATAGTAGAACAATATAGCCTCTATAACGCCTATATAAAGCCTCTAGAGCGTTTAGGCTAGTTTGCTAGTACTAGTATGTAATAAATTTCCTCGGCGATCTGGAGCGAATTACTGTAATTACGGTAGGTTATGTTTTACGGTTGGCATGATACTTGCTTATCCGGATAGGTCGGACGTATGCAATATACGTACCAAGAAAAATCTGGGTCGCTGGCATGGTTCTTGCTAATGCTATAAACAGGCCAAGCGATAGTGTGTAAAGAATATACACAAACTGTCTAAGGATTGGTCGATTTGAGCTAAGTGGTTGATATTGCTATGGTGGGTTGCTGGCATGGTACTTGCATATATAGATGTGACCATAATTTGGTCAAAGTGTCAAAAAATTTGACAGGGTGTCAGGATTCTAACATGTCAGGATTCTAACATGTCAGGATTTTGACATGTGTCAAAAATACCACAGGCGATTTTGAGAATGATTCTCATTACCATTCTCATTACCGATTTTTCCCCTCCAGCAGTAAAAACACTACCGAAAGGGAAACGGATCGAATTTCATTTTCATTTCACCTACGCAGTAGCTAAACTCCCTTGTAACCATAAAGCGAATATCTGAGCTGTGATAGCGTTATTGCCACCAATATTCAGCTCTACGCTAGTACGCTCTCTAAGCTGCTGAGGAGACTGTGAGAGGCCGTCGTATAGTGAGGTACTCTTCCAGTCGTACAACGTCACCAGCTCTCCATTAGAGGCCTCAAACGTGAACTCTCCGCTGACCTTATAACCGCAACCTTCGTCGGGTTGACCAAATAGCTCAATAAGCTTTGGATAAGATACTGTGATATGTGTTTTTAAGCTAGTGCCTGAGGCGGACTTAGTTGTTCTTTTGAATGCTTCCATGATAATCTCCTTAGTGGTGTGTTATATAGGGTATATGTATATGGGTAAAACTACCCCCCTAGTTTATTGTAGGGGGTGGGGTTGTAGTCTTTGTTACAGCCTTGCTCATAGCTCTTAATCTGTCTAATCTTGCTGAACGTTCCTTAGGGTGATCTGTTAATCCTTGGTATTCTGTTTGTTTTTCTGAGGTAGTCATGGATTCTCTCCTTGGGTTATGTCGAATGAGTGTTTAACTGTTGGGGCTAAATATGATCCGTTATCCAACCACGACATCTTAACCGAGCTGTCGACAATATTACCAGTAATCTTGTAACTAGTGCCATTTTCAGTGTTAACGTCTGTTATTAGCACTTCAGTGCCGTCCCTAGTGGTGTACTTAGTATTCGGTAGTAATTTCATTAGTATCCTCCCAGACTTAATAATTTTACTGTCGCTAAAGCTGCTAAGAATCCGATTGTTCCGATCCCTGTCACTAGTACGAATATTAATACGATGTCGCCTATGTCTCTTTTGTCCATGTTAGTACTCCTTTCACTATTACTAATGCAGGTAGTATGCCAAGTCCCTACCTAGTGATAACACCTAGTTACTGGGTGACTATCTGTCTAAGGAATTGACAGTTGTATATAATAAATTGACACTAGCCTGTAACTACCTGTCCGGACTATGAAAGGTTAAGCGAAATGCACCAACAAAGTTGGCACACTTCTTGAAAGGAGGTTATGCGTGGTTTGCGAGCACCGCTCCCAAGTCCATAAAAATAACGTCGTTTTGAATATCTTCTAGCAAGGCTTCACAGTCTACCGAGCGGCCTTCAGAATCTGTACCAAGAATTAAGCCGTTACCAGCGATAGGCTGAGGGTAATTGCCCAAGGTGAAAAAATCTTGTGGGTTATTTAGTAATCCTTCGTCGTCACAATAGACGGCGTCCGAACTGTCTAAAGGACAGACAACTGTAAAACAGCTAACGCCGAGCTGTTGTTTGATTGCTTCGATACCTGCTGGGATATCAATCTGAGTAACCGCCCTTTTTACTACGTCGATTAAAATAGCTTTCATAATGAACCTCCTATAAGGCTTGATTGCCTTGTACTATATATAATGCAGATTGTGTGCCAAGCCCTGTGCTAGTAATATCAGCTAGTTAGGGTAAGCAAGACTGTTTAAGGATTGGTCAGGTGTCTAAAAATGGTAGACACTACGGATAAGGTAGTCATAGTCCGGACAGTAGGTTGTAGAAAATATACCAGCGTTAACTGGCATACTTCTTGCTAAGGTTATTTAGGGGTTATTAATAATTGTTTAGCTTTGGTAACTTGCTGTAATAAAGTAGCACCTTCGGGCGTATTGGCAAGTAATTGTTTGACGATCAAAGTCCTAGCTTTCCTCGATTTCTTATTGAGTTGTGTCACACGTTGCTCACACCGCCAGACGATGTCCTGTAAATCGTTGCAAATTTTACCTAACTTGATTCTGCCTTTGAGGTATTTTTTGGTGTAAGGGAACCTTTTATTTACAGAAAGGTCAGATTTATCATGAGTTACGGATATTTCAATATTATCTCTATAAGAATAGTTACTAGCGGTACAATCCTGTTCTTTCAATCCAAAAGCGGCGGCTACCAATTCTAGGAATGATTTTTCCAGTTTACTCTTCATAGCCGTTATGTAATCCTCCTTATTCTTTTGCGCTTGTGTAGCTAGTACTATAGCTTGTTCTAATTCAGCAGTGAGTTTATCCTCCTCTTCTTGCATGATAATGTCAATAACGTCTTTCATCCCTAACTTGATATCTAACAATCCTCCAAAATTGGTAGATGGTTGAATAACAGTAACTTTTTTTGCCTTAGTCATAATAACTCCTTTTAAATGTTGTAGGGTTCTTGCTCTGCTGCATGTTCTTCTACTAGTTCGTATATTTCAGCTTTGTCCTTGTCTGACATATCGCTATAAGGTAGTTCGTAATCGTAATCGGATATATAGGCTATCTTGATACCTCTATTACCATCAGCGTCACAACCGTAGTTCTTCTCTATCTCTAGAGTAGCTTCGTACTCGATATCATGAGTAACCCAACCCTTATCGTCGTGCCATTGTATTGTTCCGTGTACTTGCATAAATCACCTTCCTTTCACTATTATATAATGCACAACCCATGCCATGTCTAGCTATAGCAATATCAAGTACTTACACCTTACCTAACTGACCAAGCATTATACACCTGTACACAATAAATTGACACTTTACGTAACTACCTATCCGGACGACAACCTACAGAAGAAAGCGCCAGTAATAACTGGCACAGTTCTTGCTAAGGGTTAATAATGTAACACGTATGTGCAATAGCTAGAATTCTCCCATAGTTTAGCTAGGTTAAGGGTTATATTTTCTTGAAATGTCCCTCTCTTAGTGTAACCTTGTGTTTTTATGTCTCTTCTTACAGTTATGTAGGCAATACCTCCTTTTGTTAACAGGTTTCTAATATCCTCTATGACTGCGGTACGTTCCTCCTTAGTAGGTATAACGTTCAATACATAATTACATGTAATAACATCATACTTAGCTACTTTCCAGTCTTTCTCAGGGTAATAATGAGGGTCATACTTGTCTAGACCGTACGTTGTAGCGTCCAAACCTCTACCACAGCCAAAGTCTAGCATTCTTTTAGCTCCTAGCCTTCCTGCTTTGTTTAAACGTCTCATAGGTACGCTAGGGCTATTTCTACTTATTGCTGTTAAATGTGCTTTGTTGGTCATTGTATACCTCCGTTATTTTGTCTAACATAGTTCCTAGCTTATGAAGCCTATACAGAAAACTTATAAACAGTATGCTGGTTATTACTATAAGTATTAGGTCTATAATATTCACATCTAGTCCCTCCTTCTATCTATAGTAATGCAGTATGTGTGCCAAGTGTGGCTATAGTGATAACAGTATGTTAGGGGTAGTCATGGTGTATAAGGAATTGACAGGTGTATATTCTGTAAGTGCCTATCCGGACTATGCCCGAAAATTAAGAACTGGCACGGTTGTTGCACGTACCAGCTCAATAGTGTCTAAGGATTAGTCGGTAGTCCAAGCCCGACTCTTAACCCCGTGATATATCAGGCCTATTTTACCGCTCACTGCTTCTATTGCTACTAGATCATTCTTACTAGCGTTGTCGTAACCTGCTGAGATTAAAGAACTTTCATCAGGGAACACTCGGCTATGCCTGTCTCCTGCAAGAATCATGCTATCCATCACGCCGCCCTCACTGAAAATAATGGTGAAATTCTCAGGTATTTGGCACGATTTTTGCAGCGCCTTAAACATTGGTACCATTTTGGTATAAGCGTAGAATTTTACAGTAGGATTGTCTCGCATCAGCTTGAGCCATTTTTTGGTATAAGTTAGATCATAAAAATCACCACTATCGTGAATCCTTATGGTCAACTGTTTGTTTTGTCTGATTGCTGTCTTTATTTTAGGGTTAAGCTCTAATTGAACCATAGCAGCAAAATTAGCTTGCTGGCTTGCCTTAAGTCTGAATTCATAGGCTTGCTTAACATTGCTCCAAGCGTAGGCACCAGCTTGCGCATAACAGCCTTTAGAGCATTGTCCAGCTAATGGGCAAGTACTCAAACCGCTTGCTGCCTGAAATGCTGGAATTCCGAAGTTATATATAGTAGTTGTATCGTTACTACTCTTAGCAATCTTAGCATTCTTTACTAGTAGTTTTGTCATATTGTTACCTCCTACAGCTGCATTGCTGTATATACCTATATGCAACACTTATGCCATAGCTGTAAGTACTTATACGGACTATAGCCATACCAGTAACCCCCCTATCCGGACTAGAGAATTAGCTGGCACGATTCTTGCTAGTGTCTAATCCTTAACCAAAGGTGTCTAATCGTTGGTCACCCGAAAATTAGTAGTGATATCAGTTGGTTACAATGTACATTTTCGCAACGTGTCAGGATTCTAACACCCGTACTGTAACTGCCTATCCGGACTGGGTTTTTTAGCTGGCACGGTTCTTGAAGGTTTACAGGTGTCAAGTTTCTGGACAGTTTCCAGCTGGCACGGTTCTTGCTATGGGCGGAACTGGCACGGTTCTTGCTAACGCAATTTCTATGCCAAAGGCAATCCTGCGTCCGAATCATCCGAATCATCCGAACGGAAAAAATTCTGGAAAAGTAGTCAATGTCTACGAAACGGAATGAAATCCATTTTCATTTACGAAACGGAATTAAATCGAATTTCATTTTGGCACAGAGCTTGCAGTAGTATTTGGTGAGTGTTATGGTTAATATTTTAGGAGTAGTACAGTGCGTGAGCCTCATGTAGGAGAAGTTTATAGGTACACCAACCCTGATAAAGAGGGCTATTTCATAGTATATAAAGTGATTGCTATCTCTAAGGAGGTTATGCAGGTTGCTATACTACGTTATGAAGGTTATATAGGCCTAGAAGTACTTGGCGACTGGAACTTTCTAATTGAGGGAGAATACTACCTGAACAGTAGGTTAATGCCTAAAGACAGCTTAGAGTACGCTATATTCGTTTAACGAAACGGCAACACATCCATTTTGAATCCCTATATAGGGTAATAGTAACAGCGAGGACAGGTATGACTAAGAGAACTACCCCCCATAAGTTTAAGGTGGGGGACAAAGTAATGGTGAACTTCACGGTAGGTATAAGTCACAACTACGGTACACACTTAAGAGCTGATAATAATCCTAATACTATACACACTATAGTTAAGTTAGGTAATCATGACGGGAAGGATGCTGTGTATGACTATCATATACTAACTAAGGAAGATGAACTTAACTACGTAGATGAACTATGCTTAATACCCTTAGGAGAGCTTGGGAGGGCTATTTATGAGTAGAACTGTGTATGAAATGCTTATTAAGGATATACCTAATCACGATAGTAAGATGGAAGTATTGGAGCTGTTATTTAAACACAACCTAGCTAAAGGTGACGTGAGTAGTATTACTTACAACTTTAAGGTGCAGGTTTACTCTAAGAGTAGTTTAGTAGTAGTAAGCGCTCATGGAATTCCTCTTCAAGGTGGTAGTGATAGTTTAGGCGTACTCGCTAACAAGACTTACACGTACAACGAGTTTATTGAACTGGTTAACGGTGAATTATTTGGGGCATTGTATGGAAACTAGTTTTAACGTAGGTGATTTAATAATTAGGGAAGGCTACAATGGAATGTTAATTAGGGAGATAGTAACAGTTTTTGATTACTCTTATGTCCTGCTTGTGAAATTTACTGCTGTTGGTGTCTGTATTGAGTCGCCGAAAAGGTATTCTATGGAAAAAAGGTTTGTCGACACTAGGTATCGAGTATTAGAGCGAGACTCGTTAGAATACGCTATATTTTATCCTTAGAGGGGGAATCAATGAGTAAATACAAGGTTGGGGACATTTTATTAGAGAAGCTGGATAATGCGGAAAAGTACGGGAGTAACCGTAGTAGGAGGGTGAGAAAGGTATTAGGAGTGTACAGTGTTCAGGACAAGAATTTCTGTAAGGTTGTAGGCAATGGCGAGCCTTTTTCTTTGGAGTGTAGTTATTTAGACTTATGTTACTGCGTAGTTAAGGAAGACTCGTTAGAATACGCTATATTTTTTTAGGAGGGTGAATTGTGAGTTTATTTAAGGTTGGTGACGTTATAATTTGTTATCTTGGTGATGGCGATGTTGTTTTGAGATTAATAATAGACGAGGTAGATGGTACTCGGTACAAGCAATACAAAGTCAAACTAAAGGAGAGCGATAGAACGTACACTCTATCCTGTAGACATTTTGAGAATCATTATCAAGTATTGACCAAAGATTCCTTAGAATATGCCTTACATTGTCCGACAAAGTGGTTATAGTTTCTGAAATAAAGTTAAAAGGTTATTTTTAGTAAAGTTTAGTGGTTTTTTGAGAGAAAAGGGGTGTATTTTTACGATTTCGGGGGTTAGGGAGGGCATGAGAGGGAAACCGTAGTCCATATCCGTACAGTGTCCTATAAGATACACTAGTAATTAATCTAATGATTACAATAGGTTACACAATACGTAGTGTGGTAAACCATACTATTAGTACCATATAATACTATCTATCAATAACCAAGTATACTTTATCTATCATAAAGCAATACCATAGCAATACACAATATATCATAAGTAGCAATACTACCATGTTACTACTAACTAACTACCCTACTACCTACAGCAATACCTTAGTCTATCTACACAATACCTTACCTATAGCAATACTATAGTAATAAACTAGCAATACTACAGCTACCTCAATATACTGGTACTATTATTGCATGTACTACTATGTAGACTATTATGTCTAGTAGTGTTATGTTTATTATTTCTTACTGTGTATATACTAATGTTAGTTACTTAGTTACTGTTGTTTATGGTTATATTAGGTAATCATGGTGCGCTAGTCTGATTTGGGGGTTAATTGTGGTTAAAGGTAATAAGGTGTTGATTGTTAAGGGTTTGTCTAAGGGTAAGACAGCCCAGCTTATTAAATTCTCTACTAATAGGTTATTGGTGTTGGTGGACTTAGATCCCTACGAAGAGGAAGAGTATGATAATAGGGTTTGGATGGATAGAAGTTATATCGCTCCTATCGGTAATTTAACGGAGGCTATTTATGAGTAAGTTTAAAGTAGGCGGTATTTATACTAACTTAGACGATAAGGACATTGTTAAGGTTACTAGTATTATGGCTGATGTTATTGTGTTTGAAGTACTTAAAGATGATTTGATGTTGTGGAGTGGTGGTCTTTTTGGTCATTGGGCTGATGCTAAGGCTTTAAGTAGTTACGTATCTTTAGGAGAGTTAGCGGAGGCTATTTATGAGTAAGTTTAAGGTGGGACAGAGAGTATTAGTACGTAAACCTAAAAAATTGGGTGCTCTAACTTGTAGGTGGATTGAGGCAATGGATCTGGAACACAATACGATACAAGTTATTGGATTCATTGATGAGGAAGGTGATATTACGTTTCGTGTCGGAAGTGGTTTCTACTTTTCTAGACTGTGGTTAACACCTGTAGGAGAGTTATCGGAGGCTATTTATGGAGAGTAGTTGCAAATTTAAGGTAGGTGATAAGGTACTCGTTATTAAAGGTCAGTATAAAAGTCTTTACGGAGTTGTCTTTGACTCTACTTCTTTTTCTGTCGGATATGGGGTTAAAATAAAGATTACTAAGATAACTGGTGATGAGGTTGTTAGGTATTGGTTTTTTGAGGACGGCTTAGTCAAAGCTGGCGGTCTTAGTGAGTCTTTGTACTGTGATTGATAACCTACCTATAGCAATACCTTAGTATAACATACTATAATTCTATTATTGGTATACTACTTGCATTAATACCTAGCAATACGCTAATATAACATTCGGAGTGATAATGAACATAATAATAGTAGGCAGTATTTATATTGATCCTAAGGATAGAGATGTTATCAAGATTACTAAGATAACTGATGATGAGGTTGAATTTGATATAATTAAAGATCCTAATGGTTTGTGGAAGGGTAGTGATAGTGGTTGGTGGTACGGTGGGTGTATACTACGTGATTACGTTATTTGTGGCAAACTAACAGAAGCTTTGTACTTATAGGAGTAATAATGAACATAATAGTAGGTGGCATTTATACTGACTTAGACGATAAGGACATTGTTAAGGTCGCTAAAATAAGAAGTGATGAGATTTTCTTTGAGGTAATTTTAGATCCTCATTCGGTTTGGGACAACACTAAAAACACTTACATGACTTCACAAAACTTCTCTCTTTGGTATACTCCTTTAGGAGAGTTAGCGGAGGTTATTTATGGAGATTGAACGAGCGATTAAAGTTGGAGATAAAGTTAAGATGAGAGGTAATGCTGTTGTGTATACCGAACAAAGATTGTGTTATTATTCCTGAGGGTAATCTTTCTAAAGCTTTGTACTATTAGGGTAGTCATGGTAACTTTTGGAGGTGTTGTGTTTAAAGTAGGAGACATATATGTTGTTAATGCTGAAGGTGAGTACTTAATTTATAAGCTACTTAAACTAGAAGCTAGTGCGGATAATATATTTCACATTCATTGCAAATGTTTGTGGAGTAAGAGTGGCGACTATTCTCTTTTTACTATAAGTTCGAAGGGGTGGTATATGTATAATGCAAAAAAACTAAAGGAAGATTCTTTGGAATATTTGTTAAGAGTTGGGAGCAACAATGGACATAATAGTAGGTAATATATACATTGACTGTGTAGATAAGGATATTGTTAAGGTTATTAAGGTAGTAGACGATATTATTAGTTTTGATATACTCAGTGATCCTGAAGGCCTTCATTGGGCAGGAACTTGTACAGACTGGTTTCATTTTGAAACTTTTAGTGAGAATTACACGCTTTGTGGTGCATTGTGGTCAGCTCTATACGAGTAGTTTGGCACTACTATTGCATATAACATTAATAGAAAGGATGATATTATGATCAAGAATGAATACGGAATGACTCAATTAGAGATTGACGCATGGTTAGAGGCTTCTGGTAGCTATTTGTCTGGGGATTTGCCTAACAATTTCTTTGAGTTGTCGGAAGAAGAGCAAGATGAGCTAATTATAGAGAATATTTGGCAGCCGTTTGAGGGCTGGCCGCCTAAGGATGTTATGTCAGAGATACACGATAGAGCTAAGTTAGTATACGAGACGTACCAGTTAAAAGGTTTAGTAACTGAATTGGGTAACTATTACATTTAGGAGAACATATGAGTTACATAGGATTTAATGACGAGGACGAACTACAAGCAGAACTAGAGCTAATTACTAGCGTATTTAATCTAGTCCTTAAGCGAGGCAGTTATAAGGGTGGGGAGTATGATGGTAAGGATCTACTAAAAGCTATAAGGAAATTGAAACGAGAGGCAAAGCAAAGCAAACTGTTTCAAGAGCAAGTGTTTGAGCAAGTGTTTGGTGACGATGCGATAAACAAAGAGTATACGCACACTGAAGTTGTTGAAGAAATAAGCAGGTGTATGCAAATTATAGGCAACCTTGATTTGGGAGATCACTGACATGAGTAGTATTAGAACAATAGTGATGGATTACATAGCTAGTGACGATAGTTATTCATCAAAGGCAGATTGTAACATTAAATATATGTATGAAAATTCCTTAGACAAGGTTAAGCTAGATAATATCTTTATAGAATTATGCGGCTATAGCTTGGAAACAATCTTAAGTGAGGTAGGGCATGATTAAGTACAACGGTAGAGCCATGACAGCCACACAAGCAGCTAAGGAGCTTGTGTTTGATAAGGGTATTAGTGGAGCATTTAATTTCATTGAGATACGCTGTCTAGACACTAAACTACTTACTCCAGCGGATGTGGTAGCTCTAAATATCGCTGTTGACCAACAACTAGAGGCAGTTAGTAACTTCTTAAATATAGGAGAAACAGGACTATGAAAATTTCAATGGATAAAAAGTATAAGACAAGAGCTGGAGCTGACGTAACAATCTACGCTGTAGACGTAAAGCATGATGTATATACAGTACATGGTGCTATAGGTGCGGATGTAGAGAGGTGGCGTTCTAATGGTTCTTGTTATACTGATAATCCAGAAGGTGTAGACTCCGACGACTTAGTAGAAGTGCTCCCAAGGATTAAAAAGACACTATATGTAAATATGTATGTTGGAGGTTCCTACAGCACTCATGCAGATGAGTCTGAGGCTGATCGGAATGCCTTGGAGAATAGGTTAGCTCGTACAAAAGTAGAGATAGACTGTGAAGTTGGGGAGGGTTTGTGAGTAAGTACGAATTCATTATAACTAATCTGCCGATGGATGGACACTTAGTAGTACTTCCTATATTGAAGTTGATGGGCTTTCGAGTAGCTCCTAGTGTTAAGTATGAAGAAGCTGCGACGTTATTCGCCTATAAAAAAGGTGAGGGGTGGTCAGATTTTGATGTAACGTTCTCATCAGGCGCTAGCCCAGAGGCTCTTCAGGACGACCCAGCAACAGTAACTTTTGAGCAATTTTGCGACGAATATATAACAGATATGGCTAATGCTATATATTTATAGGAGATATTATGAATATTTACGAAGTTTGTAATAACTGTAACAACAAACATCCATCAGTATACCTAAACAACGTTTGTATTAACTGTAGGGCAGTCAAAAGAGTTGGTATAGGTATTGCATTAGTATTACCAAGTTCTACAAAGAACTCTAAACTGAAGAAAGGGTAATAATGATCAAAGCTCCAAAAACAACCAAAGAAGTAATTGCCGAGATTAGGTTGGGCGGCGAGTATACGCCCTCATTTGAGGTAGGTGATTTTATTGTTAGGTGTTCCTCTAAAGGATTAAACAACGTCAAAAATCCTAACATACTAGAAATTAAAAGAGTTTTAGTTCTGTTAGGTGGCGGTGGAACAAGCTACCAATTATGGTCTGAGAAGCTAGGTAAAAGGAAGAGTGAAGAGTGTTGTATTATTGACACTACTCACAGAAAACTGTCTTCTTTAGAGGCTGCCGTGTTTTTAGACGTACTTAGTATTTAATCCCTAAGTTTATAATCTTCCTATAAGGTAAGAACTTAGTTGTTCAGATTATAAACTTAATGTTAGGGTACACTATTTGACTACTTAAGTCAAGTAATACGTTATGAGGGAATCAATGTTTTTAAAAGGTGACGAAGTATTAATAATACTGAACGGATGTTCAAAATACTATGACTTTTATGTAGGTACTGGCGGAATTATAATCGATAATTTCTATCCAGATTGGCAGGTTCGGATGTTTAATGGTGATATTTTAGTATGGAAAGAGTTTGAAATGGCTCCGTTGTCAGAACTAGGAAAGGCTATCTATGAGTAATACACTAAAACTGGTACAAGAATTGCAAGAACTAAAGAAGGAGAAAGAATCCTTAATCAAACAAAAAACAACTATTGACTCCTTAATAAGAAACGTAAATGATAAAATAGACAAAGTGTCTAAAAAGTTATTAGGATGAAAAAATATAAAAAAGGTCAACGAGTTATAATTGTGAGTGGTTATAATTATGGGCTTGATAATACGTATTTAATCGGAACGATCGGAACTATCGAATTTATAGGTAAGTCTGACGTTTTAGTGGCAACTATTAGTGGTGATTGGTATTATCACATGTCCGATATACAACCGCTAGGAGAGCTAGGAGAGGCTATTTATGAGGACTGATATGAATCAAGATGAATTTAGGAAGTGGTTTAAAGAGAATTTTAAATCATTGGACAGTAAATTAACGAAATTATTTGAGGATACCTATTATGTCAAACGTAGTGAGCTTGGAAGAATACAAACGAAAAGTCACAGAGAAGGAACTACTAGTAAGGAAACGAGATCCAGTAAAGATAGATAGAGGTGACGACTTTCCTACCAGACAGCGGAGAGTACAAGAAAGCTTAGAGAGAATTAGAGCCTTGTTAGGCGAGCTAAAAGCTAAGTCTGACACAAGCACTGATGGGAGCGAGGATGCCTAAAGCGTTATACAAAGTTGGAGATAGAGTACTAGTACGCAAACCAATTCATAACTCTTGGTTGGAGCCTGTGTGGAATAAAGATATGGATGGGTACCACAACACTATACAAACAATTGGACACACCGAGCTGGTCAAGCGCAACTCCGTACGTTTTTGTAGAACAGCTAACACCAAACACCCACGCAATTTTGACTTTTGGTTCAGCTGTAATTGGTTGATCCATGCCTCAGAGTTAACTGATGTTATTTATGGAGAGTAGTTGGCACGAACGTTGCATATATAATAACAGTAGTAATAAAGCTACCTTACTTTTTGGAGATATTATGATTTTAGAGGAATTACAAATTGAGCTAGCTTCACTACAACAGAGAGCTGAAGATATTAACTATCTGTTAATAGAGGCCGAAGGCTCTGACATTGAAAACTATAGAACTGAGTTAGAAGAAGTAGAGTGTCAGATTGAAGTAAAAATGTCAGATATTTTCGATTTTGATAGCTATGAGCCAGCTACAGTACATTAAACTTAAGGTAGAGGAAATACTATGAATAATAACACCCAGAAAGAACAAACTAAAGCGTTATACAAAGTTGGAGACTATTTTGTACAAGACGAAAAAAACAAACTGTTTAAAATAGTTGACAAAGAGTTTAAAACAATGTTACAAAAGAGTAGTAGAAGTAAAGTAAAAGCACCTGTAAGATCAGTATACGATTGGTTATATACCATTGAGTACGTATCATTAAAAGGTAAGTCAACTTACTCTAATTATTACGAGAATAGGATTACTACGGAGTGTACAAAAATAGTACAACAAGAATTGCCAAAGGTTATTTATGACTAATCACTATGAACTGATGGTTTTTGACATTAAAGAAGAGGACAAAGAAAAGATTATAGACATACTGTGTCCTAACCTAAAACAAAACACTAAAAATAGATTCTTAGGCCTCACTTACAATCATTTGTGCGTATCGAAAGCAGGGATGTTATATTACGGGAGTGATTACTCAATTCGGTTAGAGTGTACTAAGGTTGTGTGTAGTTCAGACTTCTTAGCTATATATGACTCAGAACTAGGAAAGGCTATTTACGGTGAGTTGGTATGAGACTTGCATTAATACTTAATAAGCACTCAAAACTGAGCGTGATGATAAAGGTGAGAAGGTGACAACGGAAAATAAAAACAAAACAGTTGAGTACGTAGTCAAAGGAGACGGAGTGTTTTTGGAGGCGTTCGTTTCTTTGAGCGGAGCTAGAACTTACGTAAGGGATTTATCGGTCATATTAGGTATAACTAACATGCCAGCTACAGTACAGATAATTAAAGTAATCTCAGTTAGTATAACTATGAATGAATACGTAGTAGAACCTTCAGTAAATATGACTTCAGTTGATACTTTCGATGGCATAGACCTTGCATAATATAAGATAGGAGATTATTATGGACTTACGAGAAATTTTAGGGTTATACTACGACAGCGACAGCGACAACATAAGAAACGCTCCTGAAGAAATTACAGCAAAAATTAGCTTAGTGCCTGAGAACTCTTATTACGGAGTTTTATACTGCGCTAAAATAATCACAAAAGACCTAGCTGATATTGAAGTGGAATTGCTTCACGGTAATACTAAGTTATTAGGACTTTTCACTACAATAGTCCCTCATTTTCATGTTAACGCTCCTTACACTTATGAAGGACTGCCTGAAACTTTTGAGTTGCAGGTTACGGACGACGAAGGCAAACAAACCAAAATCTTTTCAAAAGCTGATATGGACTTGGTAAAGTTGTTAGATATTTATAAACATTCGACCCCGAAACCGATACTTCTTACAATAAAATTATTAAGGACATCTAAAAACACGCTGAGAGAAAGTTCGATAAATTATCGTAAGGGAGGAAAGTCGCCCGACAAGTATTTCAGAGAAAAGTTAGATAGTACTTTAGTAAGTAATAACAATATTAGAGATACGTACGACGTACGCTACAGAACGTTCCGTTCAGGTTCTTTGAAGTCACATATAGTATGGTTAAGTACCGCAGAAAAACGAGCGTTTGTGTGCGAGTATTTGTACGGAGTAGTAGTAGCAAAGAACTCCACTATGTGTAAGTTATACCAAGAATTGGTACGAACGCCTTACACAGACTTCGGTATATCAGACGTAGTAGTATTAGACAGCTTATTGAACGGTTTGTACCGTACCCGTAAAAGTTCTATAAGACAGTTAGCTCAATTATTTGAGGGTTGCGGAATTGTTCCAGCAACAGACTTAAAAAGGTGGGACAATATCATTAAGAAGTAATAACTGGCATAATAACTGCATATAATATATACAAGAGCAATAAGCTCATAACTAACTTGAAAGGTTACTCATGCAAATCAAATCAATGAAGAACGCACTACCATTTTTATTCGAAGCTAATATCCCAACTCTTATTTGGGGTAGGCATGGAGTAGGTAAGTCGCAATCAGTTAAACAAGTATCACAAGAAATGACGTACGATCACCCCAAAACAGGTAAACAATCTTTCGGTTTTATTGACCTTAGGTTAGGTAACATGGAAGTAGGTGATTTATTAGGTTTAGCTGACTTCGAAAAGGATGAGAAGGGTAACAACGTCGCCACCAAGTTCATGCGACCTAGTTGGTTGCCGACTGATCCTGATAGTTGTGGTATTTTGTTCTTAGATGAGATCAACAGAGCTAGACGTGACGTTTTGCAAGCAGCTTTCCAACTAGTATTAGACAAAAGGATTCATGAGTACGAATTACCTAAAGGTTGGGTAGTTGTAGGAGCTTGTAATCCTAATACTGAAGAATATATCGTAACTGATATCGGTGACGCAGCCTTCTTGGACAGGTTCTGTCACATTAAGTTAGCTCCCACTGTATCAGAGTTTTTAGACCACGCAACAAGCACTGGATTTGATTCTGATATCGTAGATTTTATTAGAGATCAACCAGAGATGCTATCCAGTAAAGGAGATGATTTCTCTTTGGAGATCAAACCTTCGGCTAGATCTTATGAATTTGTCGACAGACTAATTAAAGTTAAGACTCCTATAAACATATTACAAGAGCTTTCTATAGGTATTGTTGGAAGCACTGCCGCCATCGCCTTCATGGAGGCTAGAAAATCAGCAGACAGACCTTTTAAAGCTACTCAAATTTTAAAAGAGTTCAGTAAGATTGAGAAAAAAATCAAACAATATTCAGACCCTAAGGATAACCGAGGCGACATTTTAAAGGCTACGTGCGACAACTTACTACGACACGCAAAAAAACGAACCAAGGCTCTGACTAAAGCAGAAGGCAACAACTTAACCAAATTCTTAAAAGCAATACCCGTGGAAATGATGTTCGCTAATATCAAAGAGCTTTACTACAACGACGTGTTTAGAAAGTCGTTAGACGCTGATTCTCAACTAAAAGATATTATTCTTAAGGCTAGAGGAAAGGTATAATACTTGCATAAGTATTGACGGGAGGTTTGCCTCCCGTATCAACAACAAACAACGAAAGGGTTATTGATGGAATATTCAGAAAACATACTAGAACGTTCAATGATGGAACTAGTTCACACAGAACCATTTTTCGCCAGCTTACTACTTAATATGACTAGGCAATATGACTACAATATCCCAACTATCGGTGTGTATGTCAATGAAACAGTCAACTTAGTGGTTAACCCTCATTTTTGGAAAGACCTAACGTTAGCTGCACAAGTAGACATCCTAAAACATGAGTGCGGACACGTTATATATAACCATTTTGCAAGGTTCGCAGAGTTAGAACCTTCCACCTACAAAACAAAATGGGAGGATATGACTTTTGAGGATAAAATAGAAGCCAATAAGAACGCTGGTAGATTGAACGTGGCAGGAGATCACGCTATCAATGAATATTTACCTAACTTACCGCAAAAGTTTAAGATTTTTGATAAAGACGGAAACGCAGTCAAAGGTGATGATGGTAAAGTTGTTATATCAAGACCTTGCCTTGTAAAAGATTTGAAAAAAGAAGCTAAACAGTATGGCATCAAAGTAGAAAACTTAAAAAGCACTGAGTATTACTATGATATCATCAAGAAGTTGGAGAAAGAACAACCAGAAGATAAAAAATCTGGTGGACAGACAATAGACGATCATTCGATATGGCAAAAAGGAAGTAACGATCCAGAGTATATCACTGAAAAAATCAAACAAGTGGTAGGGAAAGCAGTAGAGGCTGTAGGAGGTAGAGAAGCTGGTAATATATCTGGCGACGTGTTGGCAGCAATAGAAGCATTACACTACAAGCCTAGAGACTGGAAATCAGATTTACGTAGATTTGTAGCTAGGACTGCTGAGATTGTGGTAGAACCCTCTAGAAAGCGCAGAAATCGTCGCTACGGGACGATGTACTCTGGGAATACTACATATCAAAGACTTACCTTAGCGTGTATGGTAGACGCTTCTGGCAGCGTCAGTGACGAAGAGCTAGGACAATTTGGCGCAGAGCTTTACAATATCACTAAACAAGACGTAGTACTATACATTATTGACTTCGACACTCAAGTACACAACACGTACAGAATGGAAAAGGGCAATAAGTTACAGAAAGCCAAAGGTCGAGGAGGAACAGCTTTCGCACCACCTTTCAATAAGGCTAAGGAATTAGAAGTTGACGGAATTATTATGTTTTCTGATATGGAGAATTGGGACGTAGATGCAGTAAAGAAACCAAAAGTACCAGTTCTTTGGGCTTGTTTAGAGAGTGGGTCGCAGCCTCAATACGAATGGGGAGCTAGAACAACAGTAACAGTGAAGAAAAAACTGGACAATTAATGTCGAAAGGGTTATAATATGATTTACAACTTAACCAAAGAAGACGTACAAACTGTGTTTGACCTAGCCCACAGAGAGTGGTCACAAGATACTCAAGTAGTTGACGGACTCAAACGCACCGACAAATCATTGGTAGTAGAGTCATATTTCAAAGCAATAACCGCCTTTTTGAAATCAAAAGGGTATAAGATCGAGAAAGTAGATGAAAAGTAGAACAAAAGATAACACCTGTCCTCACTGCATGTCAAAACTGTTGGACAATAGCGGCATAATGTCTTGCACAGGTAGTAGATTAACTGTATGGGTAGGAGATTTTAAAAGGTATGAAAAAATGAACAACACAGAAAAACAAAAGTTTTTAATTTCGTTTTCAGATTCAGAAAGATTTACGGAACTGTTCACAAGATGGTCGCACATTGATCCTGACGGTAATAGGTCTAACTTCTCTTGTGGATACACTAGCAAAATCTTCTCCTCATTACCTGATAATAGAGTATTAATGCCAGACCCTATGCAAGTAAAAAGATTAGAAAAAGCTTTGAACAGAAAGCTCACAGAAGAAGAAATGACAGGAAATTTACCTGTTGATTTAGACGGTATAGAAGTTGGGTTGGAGATGATGGTGTTTCCAGACGATTTTTGACACAGGAACTCTATTCTCAAAAGGAGAGATTAATGACTGACAAAGATACTACAGAAGATACTACGAAAGACGACGAATTTGATTTTGAAGCGGCACTAAAAGCTAACGAAGACAAAGCAAAAAAGAAGGTTGAAGATAGATTAAAAAACAACAAAAAAGTGTTGAGAGACTATTCAATAAAATAGGAGATAGTATGAAAAAATTATTAATAGTGTTATTTTTCGCAGGGGTGTTACTAAACTCTAACATCGCATGGGGAAAAGTTAATTGCAATCAGCATAAGATTTATTGTAAGGTTATGAAACTCCAGCCCAAGATGAACAAATCGCTGGCGATGGCACTATCTGATATGATTTATCACAAAGCAAAACGTTACGGTGTAGACCCGTTCGTAAGTTTGGCTATTTTGAACGCAGAGAGCGAACTAAAAACTATCAACACGTTCAAACCAAAAACTACTAAAACTACTGTAGTAGAGCATTGCACAGAAAACAAGTGCTATCAAACTATCACTACTCAAAAAGAAATGCTAGATATGACAATAGCTCAAATAAACGTACAAACTGCTATTGATTACGGACTGGACGTAGAAATACTACTAACAGGCAACGTAGACTATGCTCTAGAGGCACATTATACCATACTGAAAGATAAGATTAGACGGTGTAGCAGGTTCGGAGCTGAGGCTTGGACGTGTTACCATTCAGCTACGCCTAAATACAGACTTCAGTACCTAAAAACAGTCAGCAGGTTTTTATGAAAGCTTACAAAGAATTTGACCCTTTGGTATGGAAGATGCGTACAGGAGTTATGATAAGAATTTGTGATATGGAAACCTCACACATAAAAAACTGCTTGAGCATGTTGGAATTTCGTATGGATTCAGATCACTATAGACAGCAACACAAAGAACCCTTCCTAAAAACTCTCGATATTAGGAGTAGCGAACTAGGAAAGGCTATTTATGAGTAAGCTTAAAGTAGGCGGTAAGGCGGTAGTAATAAAAAACATTGGCGAAGATCGGTACGATGCGTATATAGGAACAGTAGGAATAGTAGTGTCCGAGTTTGTTAACGCAGTTGAAGTGGAACACAAAAACGGAAGAGTGTTGTGGTGGAGTTTTGATGAAATAGCTACTTCAGAATTAGCTAAGGCTTTGTATGAATAAGTTTAAGAAGGGACAGAGAGTGTTGGTCAGAAAACCTAAACAATTCTCGCACAATACAGACGGCTATGGTTGGTGCGAGTCTATGGACATTTATGATAAAACTATTCAGATTGTACAAGACTACCTAAACGGTTATTACGGTTTAGTGAACAATGGTTACTACTACCACCAAGATTGGCTAATTCCCGTAGGACGTTTGGGTGAGGCGTTGTATGGAGATTAGGATAGGTGACAGTTATATTGACGTTAAGTATAAAGACGTCGTTAAGGTTATCAGAATAGATAAAGAGGAGGTAGCAGCAGAGCTGCTTAGAGATCCTTTACGTGTTTGGTCTGATGACTATGATCTTTTTATTGACAGATCTTGCGGAGATATTGTAACTATTTTCGTTACAGATTTCGAGAGCGACTATACACCTCTTACTGACTTAGGAAATGCTATCTATGAGTAAGTTTAAAGTAGGTGATAAAGTATTGGTGACAAAACCTGAGAAAAATAAGCACCTTGAGTATGATCAATTACCGTGGTGTAATGCTATGGACGTTAAACACAAAACTATTCAGAGTATCTACTCAAAGGACGGACTATACTACAAGTTACAAGGGGATGAGTATTACTACCACCCTGACTGGTTAATGCCTATAGGAGAACTAGGAGAGGCTATTTATGAGGACTGAGTTTAAGCAGGGCGATATCGTAATGTTTTTAAAAGATATAAAAGCTGGGTACGAGAGAGATCACGTAATGTTGATACACGCTGGCCACCCTTGCAAAATACTAAAATCGAACGGTCACGCAATGACAGTGAGTACTGGAACTAGTATAGAAGTTCTTAGGTATATCCCTTCACGGATGAAACACTGTACTGAGTTGGCGTCAGCTATTTATACTTAAGAGGTTTGCTATGAAGTTTGAAGTGGGAGAGTCAGTACTAGTCATACGACCAAAAAATACCGACGCTTACCCGTCGTGGATAAGTAATATGGATAAATATGACAAAACCGTACAAGAAGTTAACCAAAGCCAACGAGAAGGTCTAAGTTACCTTCTTAAGGGAGTACCTTATGCTTTTAGTTGTGATTGGTTATATCCTGTAGGAGAATTAACGGAGGCTATTTACGGTGAGTAAACATAAATACAAAGAAGGACAACAAATAATAGTAAAAAAACCTAAAAACGTTAGGACACATCCTACGTGGACTGGAGAAATGAACTCGTTTGACGGAACCGTACAAAAAATACGGGAATGCGTACTAGGTCAAGAGGATGTTATATACCTCTTAGAGGGAGCAGAATGGTATTTTTGTGAGAGCTGGTTAACATTTTCTACGGAGCTAGGAAAGGCTATTTATTTATGAGTGATGAAAGCTTCAAACAGTCTCACAGAACGGCTGTATGCGTATCTAACCCAATAGAACACCTAATACCTAAAGACTGCTCACAAGCTATTCTAGAAGCTATCAAGCAAGAATCAATAGCTGAGTATGGCTACGACGTATTAGGAGAATGTAGTAAAAGGAAGGTATGTTTTTCTAAGAAATGTTTAGGGAGAGAGCTTCCATGGAAGTCAAAGTCAGCTTTTCCTTACTTGGAAGTGCTGACGAAAACGAACAAAATCGAAAATGATTTACTATTTATTGAGACTGACTGCGCTAACTGCAAAATTTTCGATAGCTGCAAAAAACCTTGCAATCAAGTGACTGACTACCTTAATAGAGATCGTAACGTAGCTATAAAAACTTCGGCAAACGAACCTTTTGACAGTGTATACACAATAACAGATAACGGAAATACTACCACATTTACCGCTAACATACCTTGGGACGCATTATCAGATAGGCGAAGGGCTGTAATTAAATTGCATCTGTATGATAGGAGAGACTTTAAGTATATAGCTAAGGAATTGGATATTAACAATCAGTCAAGAGCTAAGTACGAGTATTATGCAGCCTTGACAACAGTGTCTGAATATGCTATAGTTAGGGAATTCTTATCGAAGAGTTTGTCAAAGCTGACAGAGAAACAACAAGTTATTATGAAACGTGTGTATTACGATAATGTGACTTTGGTGGACGTGGCTAAAGAGTCGGGAGTAAGCAAGCAAGCTATTCAACAGATGGTTACTAGAGTAGTAACAAAACATAATATAAAATGGACTAAGTTTGTATGGAAAAAAGGAACAAAAATAATATACAACGTACCGAAGGTACTGAAGTGATCAGGAGTCAGTTTTTAGTAGCGTTTCAAAAAGGAAACAGTCTGAAGTGTTGTGATATATTATTCGCTCTCTGTGACAAGGTCACAATATGCCACGGACTCTTAGAACTAATTAAGAGCACTCCATTAAGAGCGCATAAAATAAAACTTAAGCAGTTTGAGAAAAAATTAGAAAAGGTATTTTCTAACGGCTACAGCGTAGCCGAGCTACAAATCATAAAATACGATTATGTAAAAACTGGCGAAACGATAGACGGTTTGTTTTTCAGAATGTTGGCAGGAGCGGCAAGTGATAATAGCTCCGACCTAAGTGAGTGCGTCCGCCGCATAGAAATCTATCATAAAGACGCTAATACGAGTAAATTTTTAATGGTATTAAGCAGCGCAGCTTGGCCAGAAGGTAATCTGATGGGAGCTATTTATGAGTAAGTTTAAGGTGGGACAGAGAGTACTCGTCACCTCAAAGTTTCCAAGGAACGATGGACTCAATAAGTATGAAGGAGTTGTTGGTATTGATGAAGTATACGAGGATTACGCTAAGGTTATATTTGTAGAAAACTGCGATCTAAAAGCCCGTTATTTTTGGTTTGAAGAACTACTACCAACAGGAAACCTATCGGAGTCGCTTTATGGATAGTAATAAACACAAATATGCGATAGGTGACGAAGTGTTAGTGATCGAGTCAGAATACGAGGCTGTAGATCTTGTTGCAACAGTGGGTAAAAAGGGGATCATAGCAGAACTTTGGGGATCTCCTGTTCACAACCTTCACAGAAGAAAAGGTTATACAGTTGCGTTCAGTAGTACAGCTGAAGGCGATTGGGAGTCCAATTGGTTTGAGGACGAGTTAATTATCTACACACAATTAGCAGAAAGTATCTACTCATGAGCAGAACCTTTAGAAAAATAAAAAGATCTATGCTGAGTGCTACAGGAACTCCAATCCCTGCATGGAAAATGCACTTAGAGGATCTATGGTTTTCAGTGTCAGACATAATTATAGTCAAACCTTTAGGTTTTTTTGAGAACGTTAGGAGATTGTTTAGGTGGCTGCCTGTAATTTGGGGAACTAGGGAATTTGACCAAGGCTACTTGTTTAGGTTGATGGAATTCCAACTCCAAGGTATGGAAAATTACATGGCAGTCAGAGGACATCACGTAGATTCTGACAAAACTGCACACAGTATAAAAATAGCTAGAGTATTACTAAAAAGGCTTAACAACAGCGAACATTTAGAGAACTCCTTGAAACTCGTAGACAAGAAGTATGGAAGTTGGGAATTTGAGTTCAATGAAAGAGGCATGACCAAAAAATTTGAAAGAGATTTAACGAAACAGCAAAAAAAGCAATTTGAAAAGGCTTGCACGAAAGCGTATCTTCACTCTGATTATATGGAAAAGCAAGACGCTGAGTATTTGTTCAACCATATTAAAAAGCATCACACTAAATGGTGGGATTAATGGACAACGAACTTAAGATAGGCAGTAGAGTAGTAGTAATTAACGAATCTTCCTTACATTTTCAGAAGTTCTTAGGGATGGTTGGAGAGATAGTAAGATTTGCCAATGACATTGAGCCTTATTGTGTAGAAGTTTCATTTACGTTAGTAGAGGACAAAGTACTTTACAGAACAAGTCAGTTACTACCTCTTAACACCCAGCTAGCAAAGGCTATTTATGAAAACGTTAATACAAATAATAATAAATAAGATGACAGACCATAAGGCTGAGTCTTTAGCCACAACGACAGAATTGGAAGTACTTAATAATACTAAGAAAAACAAAAAAGATATTGACTTAGCTAGACGTATCATGGTATTAAAGGATAAGCTTATGTTTCACAAAGCGTGTTCAATGGTACTACAAGACGTACTAGACGAAAGGAAAAAAAATGAGAAGTAGTTACAGTCAAAACAATACTTACATAACTTGCCCAAAGCACTGGTATTGGGGGTATGTAGAGAAGTTAAAATCACCTAAACAATCAGCAGCGTTATATTTTGGTTCAGCCGTAGACGACGCAGTGATGGCTAATCTTGACGGCAAAGACAATTACATGGAAGTGTTTTATAGTAGGTGGACTACTGCTAGAGGTTACGGCAATAATCCAGACATAACACTATTTGATAACTTATCAGTAAATTACTCAGCGGCAGATTTTGATCAAGACGTGTTAGTTTCTGGGGATCTTGCAGATATGGAAGCGTGGGCTAGGAGTTTAAGAATAACCAAACTCCACTCAGACCCAATAGAACTATTTAAGTTAATCAAAAAGAATCTTAAGAGTCCGTATGTTAAAGTCTCCGACAACCAAAAAAGATATTTTGGTAGGTGTTGCTGGCTATCTATGAAACGTAAAGGGGAGATACTTATTGACTCCTTTATTACGCAGTTTAAACCTAAAATCAAAAAGGTACTAAAGACTCAAAGATCTGGTAAAGTGACTACCCCAGAAGGTGATATGATGTTCGGTTATTTGGACTTTGTAGCAGAAATAGAAGGGTATGACAAACCAGTAATCATCGACTTGAAGACTGCTGCTAGGCCGTACGCCCAATCTAAGATCGACCTTACTGACCAGTTAACCTTATACTACGCTATGGCAGGAGAAGAGTACAAAACCGATTTGGTAGGTTATGTAGTGTTATCTAAAAACATAAATAAAAAAGAGACTACTACATGTAAGACTTGCGGAACCTTAAAAACAACCCAACACAGAACCTGTTTCGCCAATAATTCAGAAGGTAACAGGTGTAAGGGTGAGTGGGACGTTAATATAGAGTTAGACCCACAAGTGCAAGTACTAATTCAACAGAAAACTCCAGAACAAAAAGAGGCAGTTTTGAAAGACGCTAGTTGTATAATGAAGGCTATGTCTACTGGAATAGTTTATAAGAATCAAGACAAATGTAATAACTGGTACGGAGGCCAATGCCCTTTTTACGGAGCGTGTCACAACAACGACAAAACTGGCCTAATAAAAAAATAGGAGATAAAATGATTGCATTAACTGTATTTATAATGCTACTACATTATGCAGTAGCTATGGTAGGGTACTTAGTGTTTGAAGCGATTTACCCTCCAGCATCAATACCATTTGCAGCTGGGTACTTACTAACTAAGTACGCCCTGATAACAAACGACCACTTAAGCTTAATTCACGGTTTGATCTACGACAGAGAAAACACCGTAAAAGTATTTGACAAAGAGCGAAAAAAAGGCGAGGAAAAATGAAACATTTAGCTACCAAAATGATTAATATTTTAAAGTCGGTGTCTGGAAAAGTGAGCAAAACTGGCTATAACTCCCACAACAAGTATTCCTATGTTATGGAAGCTGACCTACTAGACGCAGTTAGAGACGCTTTAATAGAAAACAAAGTTTTTGTTTTCTCTTCAGTAGAAGAGGTGTCGTTAGAAGGTCAGATGACAACTGTAAGAACTAAACACACGTTCGTTGACTCTGATAGCGGAGAGACTCATGAGGTGTTCAGTGCTGGTCAAGGTAAGGACGGCCAAGACAAAGGAGTATACAAAGCTATTACAGGAGCTAGCAAATATTTCCTACTAAAATCTTTCATGATAGCTGGCGACGAAGATCCAGAAAAAGACTCAAAGCCAAAACAAATCACTAGACCAAAACCAGCTCCAAAAAGCGTCCCAAAAAGCGTCCCAAAAAGTGCTCCGACAACTAAGGAAAAAACAACAAACTCTCCAAAAGGGTTTGGAGCATCCGTAACGAAAACGACGAAAAAAGAAATTGATTTGGACGATATACCATTTTAAGGAGTAGAGTATGAAATTATTATTATTGAGCGTTTTGCTTATTTCTAATGTGTGTTGCGGAGAAGTCAAGGCAGATGATTTTGTGACTCCGTACATGAAAGCGACTGGAAAAGACCCTAGAACTAATATGAATACAAACAAAGAGTTTGCAGACTACGTAACCTTGTTTGAAAATATTACTGGAGAGGATGTAGAAGACATCCCTATAAATTTCGGTAGTATGGAAAAAGGATCTAACGTGAACACAGTGGCGCAGTGTAGAGCATGGACAGCAGCAGGAGTAATACTTTATGCAGAAGTAATAGTAAAAGAGTCTTATTGGATTAAGGCTTCAAATAACAGCAGGGAGACTTTGATTCTACACGAGCTAGGCCACTGCAGTTTGGCTAGACCTCACACAAAAGAGCTGATGGTCTATGGAGAGATAACCGTACCAAAAAGTCTTATGCATCCGTTTAATGTTGGAGAGCATTATTACTACTCCCCTAATAGAATACATTATTTAACAGAGATGAACACTTACGCAAAGGAGCATTGATGACTAAGGAACAAGAAACTTTAAAAACGGAAGTCGTTACAGTAGCGGACGAAGAGATTAGAACTGGAAAAAAGATAACAAACCTATCAGACACTGACTTAGCTGCAAGAGCGTCCATGTCTTTCATTAAAAATAGAAAACTGTTTAGCAACCATTTTGCTAATTTGAGTGCGAGAGGTAAAGTTAGAGTAGTTAACGCAGTTTTGGACTTACCTGCTGATGGAGTGCCTGTATACCTTAACAGTGACACAGAAAAACTCGCATTTGCTATAGGTCAGCGTGTTATAGCTGATAGGTTTATTATTACTCAGCACCATATTGTACAAGAAGTTAAGAAACGCCGAGCCAGAGAGAAAGACGAGCAAGATAAAGGTGTAGACGTTTCTGAAACTACTTCAGAGGAGTTGGAAGGATTACCCACAGAATAAGATACTAAAAACCTCTTGACAGCGAGAGCTAAAAGAGTTATTATAGACGCAGTTAACCCTTTTTTGACAGGAGAAAAAAATGTCGAAACAATATTTTAATTTTGGTGTAGGTTGGAAAAAAACAGGAGGAGACGGTAAAGAGTACATCTCTTGCAAAGCTAATGCAGAGGCTAATGATAAGGGGAACGTAAGACTCCAAGCCATTAACCAAGACGGACAGACAGTAGACATTGAAAGTTTCGTCGTCTTTGACAACAACAAAGAGAAGGACAATCAACCAGACGTCCGTTTTGTGTTCTCAATCGAAGACTAATCCCAAACAATAAGAGGCCGTTGATGACTAAGTATGTTAGACTATGCAAGACAACTAATACCAAGGGTGAAATTATTCCATGGACTACGAGTTCTGACATAGAAAAAAGAGTGAAAGTAGCTCCTAATTCTGATTGGTACACTTCACTGTTCCACTACGAAAAAGAAGCAGACGATTATTTCAACACTAATAAAAGCATCAACGGCTTCTCTGGGAAAGCTACCTTAGACGAACTAGTGTTCGACCTAGATTGCAAAAACAACGTAGAGTCTGCTAGGGCTGACGGAATAGCTCTCCTAAAACTCCTCAGAAGAGAAGGTTTAGACCTTAATAAGAACGTTAGAATTTATTTCTCAGGAGGCAAAGGATTCCACATCCACGTTTCAGTAGGAAAAAGTCTAACTAACGACGAAATAAAAACTATTTGCACTAACTTAGCCAAAGGTTTGACAAGTTTTGATGCAGTTGTTTATAACACTACTAGATTATTTAGAGTTCCTAATACTAAACACAACAAATCAGGACTATTCAAAATTCAATTGACAGCTGCTGAGATACAACAAAAAACAGTAGAAGAGATCAAAAAACTAGCAACAAAACCAAGAAGCTTGTCTCTAGCTAGCGTAGCAGCGGCAAGTCTAGATTTTATGGCTAAATATGAAGAGACACTAAAACCGAAACAAACTAAATCAGTCGTAGTTGACGGTGATGAAGGAGTCAGAGGTTTAGGAGAAATAAAGTTCAAAGACTGTCCAAATGCTATGCCTAGATGCGTCTACGCCCTAACACACGGAATTATGGAATCTGGTGTAGGTGAGAGAAGTCAAATATTTTTGCGTTTGGCCGCCTACTATAAGAATCAAGGCATGACAAAAGAGGCTGCGTACGGAGCACTTAAAGGAGTGGCTAGAGACAACTCTAGGTTATACCCAGAGCACGACCAGTTTGAGCCTGAGGAAATTTGGAACACAGTTATACAAAGCGTTTACGGAAAGTTTAGTACTTGGAAAACAAAACCAGGAACCACTGGAATCAATGCTGATAATGAAATCTTTAAAAAATATTGCGATTCAGTTGACCACTTAACTGACGTACCTTGCAGCTTACATCACAGAAAAGTTGCTCCAAATACTACCACTACTATTTCTGGCATTGAGAACAGTTTTGACAACTTTGCTACCAACTTCGAAAACAATACAGTAAAAACTGGTATCAAACTCATTGACGATAATATGAAAATTGCTGTAGGAACTACTACCTTATTGTGCGGAGCCACAGGCTGTCACAGAAAAGGTGAGAAAGTAATGAAGTTTGACGGAACTTTTACTAAGGTGGAAGACGTTCTAGTTGGAGACAGTCTTATGGGAGCAGACTCATCTCCTAGAGAGGTTTTAAATTTGTTCAACGGCACTGACACTATGTACAAAATAAAACCTGTTAAGGGTGAAGAATTCTTTGTGAACGGAGCGCATATACTAGTGTACGAAAACTCTCACGCAGTAAGAAAAGAATGCACTGTAGAAGAGTATTTGAAAAAATATACTACTGGAGGTGTAGGTAATACTATGTTAAGAGCTTCTGTAGATTTTAAAGAACAAGAACTTCTAATAGACCCTTATATCATGGGGGTGTGGCTGGGTTACGGAGCTTATAATTCTGCTAGAATTTTTACTCAAATGTCCGACAGCCCTATTATAGAGGCTCTTAGAGAATACGGAAGTAAAATAGGAGTATCGTTGACCACCGCAGTAAGCGGAGATAAATGCCCGTCACACGCATTAACTGGGAATAATGCAGCGTTCGTAACTTTACTAAAAGCTTGTGGAGTGTACAAAAACAAACACGTACCGTTAGAATACTTAGTAAACTCTAGAAAAAACAGACTTGAGTTATTGGCAGGCCTAATGGACACTGACGGAAGTCTGAGCACGGGTTGTTTCGATTTTATACAAAAAAGAAAAACAATTTCAGAATCAGTAGTAAAA